TCGCCGCTAACGAATCTACCTACAAATAAATCAACGCCACCATATGAACCGGCAACACCGACTTCAATGTCATGGCTATCTGTTTCAAGAAACGGACCATTATAATAGTAAGAGGTAATGTTAATAGTGCCATACTCGCCAACTTCTTGTGCGAGAGTAATATCATATTCAGTATCATCACCGTTGATAGGAATCTGACCCCAAATACCTACACTAGTAGCACCAATGTTAGAATCGAAAGACACAAGATCCAAAGTAGGTTGGACCGAAATAGCGGAGGGACCAGCGGCACCTCTCCAAACGTGTCTACTAAAAGTGTCAACCGACAGCTCTGGACCTGCGAAAGCTGCTGTATTGCCGACAAGCAGCATAGCAAACGCCATAGCTGCCATAATGAACTTCTTCATACAATCATCTCCTTTTGAGGGGAATTAGTTTACATCAACTATTATTGTTGGGATTGCTTCTTTAACGCTGTAAAGTTAGCGCTAAAATCTTTTTGAGTTTCTTCCTCAATATTATTTTCTTCTTCATCATCAGGCAAGAATCGTTTGGGCGCGATTCCTTCATTGTCTAATACAGATAGGATATCCGATTGAGACATGGCAACTGGTGTTTCTTCTTCTTGTGTTACCATCTTTTGAGAAGCAGTAACCATCTTAATAATATTTTCTGTAGCTTTATGTGCGCTATCCAAATACGGCGCAGCTTTATCACCAGACATAAACGCATCTTCAGCATCTTCTACAAAGGCGTTCATCTTCTTAAACGTATTCATAGCTTCGTTTTGTTGATCAATAGATTGTTCATAGATGACTTTAAAAATATCATCTAGGCTCTTGCCCTCAAACAATTCTATCTCTCTTAACTTTTCAAGCTGTTTCATCTTCTGTGCTCTCACCTAATGAGTTGAAACGATAGTTCTCTTGTAGTTGTGACACAAACCACTGCATCTCTTGCATTTGTTCTATCAAGTCTCTTATTACAGGATCACTGCTGTATATTTCTCTTTCCAGAACATTGCCTAATGTTTGAGAAAACAACAGTAACCTATTATAAATATCATCATATTGATCTTCATAGAAGCTTATTCGGTTTAAACTACGATAAAGCAACACTCCTAAAAAGACGGCAACGATGCTAATAAATATCAATAACAAAATTTCAAACATCTACACTCTCTTCTTCCGGAAAACACACTAGTCTTATTTCTTGTTTATTAGCAAAAAGCTTAATATACTCATCTTTAGATTCTATAAGTTCTAGCTTATTATTAAAAAAGTTATATCCAATTTCTTTAGTTACCATATCATATAGGTTCAAGATAGTATTATTATACATATTTAACAAATGAGGATGCACTTCTAAAAACAATAAAGGTCTTACTTTATTAAAAAAGTTAATCCCACCTTGTAAAACTCTATACTCATATCCCTCTACATCTACCTTAACCACATCTGCTGTGTTTTCTTTTTCCTCTAGGCTGTGAAACCAATATCTATCTAAAGGTTGCATTTTTATCTTTTCTTTCTCTTCCCATGGCGTATCATCTTGAGTCTCTACTCTATAAAAAGGATCATCCCTTTCATATAATATAGCCATAGTTTTAGCTTCTTGTTCTATAATAAAGTTCTTCTCATCTTCCTTTTCGCCAACCAAAATAGAAAACAGCTTCACATCATCATAACGAGGATCATCAATATTATGCTTAACAATCTCTCTAAACGTATCATTGTTCCAAGGAGAAGGCTCAAAACATCTTATTGTTTTAGTGCTGTCGTCATTATTATTAATCAGAAAAGTGAAGGAGAAGAATCCTATGTGACCTCCTACATCCCATAGTGTCTTCTTGTCTTTGGTAAGCTTAATAAAGTTGTTCATCTCCCAAGCCTGACCAGTCTCTGCGTCCCACTCAGTATTGAATATATCAACACTATCTGCCAGGCTATCGGGTAAGTTTATTTCAAGAATATCTTGTATGTTACACTTCATATATAACCTTTACTTTTTATATATTAACACAAAAGGAAGCAACTTTAAACTCTATTTGAAATAAGTAATACTCATAACTATAATAGTAGAAATAGTCAATCCAAGCATCATCTTAAAGAAATCTTTTGTAAGCAATGGAAAGATTTTTTTCATATTCTTTTTATCTAATACCGTAGCAATAGCTAGTTCTCTACCTGCCAACAATCCAATAAAAACCCATGTGGTTGACATAGGTATAGAGTTAACTTCTTTAAAGACATACAACACTAGTGCATAAACAAAATCAACTAGAGTAGCACTTCGCACATATTTAGTATTTACTTTTGTCAAAACTATTTGTTGTATCTTTCCACCTCTCTCCCAAAACATATAACACAACCCTAATACAAATATAGCGCTGATAACAAACATCATTTCTAATGAAACTTGTCGTGGAAGAAACACAGCAATGTTAGCCATGTCGTGTGACAACCAAGTAAACCACAACCAGCCAGTTGTAGTCCATTGTCCTATACGCCACCACTTATCTTGACCAGGCGGAATGTCTGCTTTGGTCTCTAACCATCGTGATACTGTCACCCATATTGTATAAGCAGCAGTAGCGGATACCACATAACCCAACGCAGATTTTATCAACATCTTTTCAAACACTACACCAGTTGCGAAAGCAGACAACACTAAAAAGGTAGTGCTTACAGGCACACCAAGTTTAGTAAGTGCCACAAGAACCATAGGTGCCACTGCATGATACCACTGTATTTCTTGAAAAGGAATTTTGGTAAGGCGACCATAGGAAATGTCACCACCATTTACAACCCAACCATACCACAAAGTAAATAACAAAACTGCACTTGCAGGTAACCAAAGATGTTGCCACTTAAATCTTTCAGAGTTAGAAGCTATCCAAGTTCCCAACGTCTGAACCGAGTCATTTGCGATAACAGAATAAGCAGCTAACAAAAAACCAAAACACATATAAACATTAGTTAGTTCCATAAATTTCCTTATATTTATTACGTATCAATGACGATACGCCCTCAAAAAAAGGAGAGTAAATAAAATGAAAAAAGTTGTTGAGAATTTGCAATACTTATTTTTTCTCACCTCTGTTCTTGCCATCATCCCTTCCTATATCGTTTGGATTACCAGTGTCCGCGATAGCATTGTTCAACTTAGATGAAGCTCAATAATTCATAATTAAAACTTCTTCACCCGTAGATTGCTCTGTTCCCTCAGTAGCTCCTGCAGGTTTGACAAACTCTTTTGTTTCCCAACTAAATTTATCTTTGGGATACATGTCTTTTAGTTCAGTAAAATCATAGTAGGATAGAGAAAACTTACCCTTTGCATTGTGAAGAGAGTTCATAAGTTCATAATGTTGATCCTTACCGAACCGGTGCAAACTATAATATAGTTCTGTGCTCCAATAGGGAGGATCAACATAAAAGTATGTAGTAGGAGAATCATACTTTGCAATGACTTCTTCAAAAGACATATTCTCACACGCATTAATCTTCTTTAGTTTGGGAATAAACTTGTCACTTTTTAGTCTATTGAGAAAGGCTTGAAACTTAGAGCCATATTTACCTTTGTAGTCTTGAAACTCTGAATCTACTGGATCTATGCCTGAAAATGCAGAAGTGAGAATGTAAGCATATCTCATGGCGGCTACTTGATCCTTACGTCCCGCCTTTACTTTATCACCAAACGAATCTCTCATACTATTATTATTGCACTGACGAGTAGCTCGTGCGTGAGTAAGTGCTTCATTCAAAGCCTTACGATGCTTACCTGTAATGTTTTTATCTTCTAATACTTCTCTTAACTTCTTGATGGCAAAGTCTGTATAAAACAATGCCTCTTTACAATCATAAAAATAATCGCGGCAGGTTTGGGAAAGCTCTGGTTTCCCTTTTTCTTGTAAGGGGATTTCTTTGGATTCAATAAATTTAGAAAATACTTTTGGGGTGGATGCGCAACGGAAAAGGTTGGTCATATAAGGATTGAAATCTGAATATATAGCCTTATCACATCTTTCATAAATGTCGCTGTTTATATAAACCCAAAACCCGCCGCCGAACACTTCCACATAAGTTTCGCACTCTGGAATAAAACTACTTATCCACTCCGCCATCCTTGCTTTTCCGCCGATATATGAAATCATTTACTCTCCGTTTTTATTTGTTAACCAAACTATCTTAATGAAAGTCATCCATTTTATAAACCAACTTCTGTAAAGAAGCGTTATTATATTTGTAGGGACGAACGCCAGGTGATTCTAGAATGTCTATTCTATTTACCCATCGTTTGTTCATCGTATCACGGACCTGATATAATCCAGACTTTTCACCAGCATCCACAACAACCCAATCACCATAGTCAAGAAAGCCCCCATTACGGATAAGCATATTTTGTGCAACAGCAATGTAGCGGTAATCACTAGCGTTCTCTATTCTAAAGACGGTGCCGTCTGCGGTAATGTTGGGAGTGCTATCTGTTTGTTCTGGAACAGGGTGATACATTGTAACCGTGACATTGAGCTTATGAGCAGTTGATGCATCTATTCTTTCCTTTATTCCTATTAACTTACGCTTACAATCATCTAAACTAGTAGCCAGGTGTAACCCCTGTATAGTATTGACTGCCATCAAACTATCAGCAACATCCACCTTAATCAACGATGCGATTAATTGCTCTTCAATCTGAGTAACATAATGCTTTCTTTCAACAGCATAGCCAATAAATGCCAACAAACCAACTACCAACATTATGTTTTTAATCATCTTCACCCAGTTCTTTTAATATTTCATCCAAGCTAAACAACTCTGTCTCTTCTTCTTTTTTTCTCTTAAACTCTTCTAACTTAGCCTTTTGTTTTTCATCTAGACCATCTTCTATGGTTCTCTGAAACTCTTCATCGGGAATAAAAGAAATAAACTCTTCACCTTCTTCAAACTCATTCAAAGATTCTAAAGCATGAACATAATCTTCCAGTTCAGCTATGTGGTTCAAAAGCTTTTCTTGACGCTCTATAAGTTTATTGATAATCTCAATAAGCTTGGCTACTGACTTCTGCTTAGCTGCTCTACTCATATTACATTATCTCTAGGTTAAAGTTATCTAATGGTTTCTCTATCTTCATATCCTTCAACTTATCATTCTCCACAATAAGCTTAGTTCCACTTGTTATGTGTTTCTTACCATTTGACTCCTGTATGTTATAAAGATAAAAAGTTGTCTTCCACATTGATACTCTTACTATACGGCCCGGTCGACCATCTAAAATAATAATGTCATCATTATTATAATCATTTCCAATAAAAATTATTAGACCCGCAATTGTTGATTCAATAGTGGTTTTAAAAAATAATACTGCTAGTCCTGCTAAAAACATCCATCCATATTCGCCCAGCAAAACACTTACATTGTTTTCTATAACCCTTTCTATATGCTCTGCTTCCATTTTGCTTCTCCTTCGTGATACTATATACTACAAATATCAGAAGGGGTTATTTCCAATGCTACTGTTCAACGGCAATCATTTCCAACTGCTAGGGAAACATTTTCTACTACCGTATCATACTCTTCCATGAGCTGTTTTTCTTTAATTCTAATTAGTTTATAACCTTCCTTCTTAGCCATCCAATTCTTTATCATATCGTTTTTCTTCGCCATCATAATAACATAACTTGGTTTGCCTTGCGAAGAATGCCAGTAACTTCCATCAACTTCTATCAGCACTCCATACTCTACCAGATGAAAGTCATAGTATTTATATCCGTTCTGAAAAGGCAGAGGCTTTTCGCGCTCATACTCTATACCTAACCCGTCTAACATATCAGCGACGAGCTGCTCTAAATTGCTCATAGGACGGTTAGAGCGACTACGAGGCGCGTGCTTCTGAGCCCCTCTTAGCTTCTCCTTCATTTTCTTTATGCTATTTTTGTTATACCTTTTCTTAGGCATTTGAAGTCCTCTATCTTAACTACTCGGATTCCGATATCACTTTCTTCTTTTCTTATATAGGCAATAACATTGTCATCTACGTATTGACCCATCACCAAGTCAAGTTGATGCATAGAATGAGCATCCACATAATCGCTCCAAATGTTTAAAACTCCAACTCCCAAACCAATGCTCTCTTGCTTGGTTAGTGGCATATCTAATCTCCTTCTTCGGGCACTAGATTAAAACCAAAACGCTCTTCATTTTCATTTTCTAACTTTTTTATTCTTTCTTTCATCATCTCAATATCAATCATGAGATTTTGCGTTAGGGTGCGATAATCCCTCATCAGCTTTTCAGTATCAACAACTCTCTTATGAATGGCAAACAATACTTCATGCGGTTCTGCGTTTTCCGCCATTTGTATTTGCTGAGCTGTTAAAATATTACCTTCACTCTTCTCCGTCATCTGTTGTTAACCTTTCATTAAGATAATCCAAAACATTATTAACTAGTGGGTTTTGTTGCCCCTGCTTATTTAATTTTTTAACAGGTTTTGGTTCTTCAAACTGCTCTTCCATTTTTTCTACTTCTTCTTCCACAGCATCACCAGCAAGCTTCTCAGCTATGCTTAGCAACTCTACGTTCAACGAAAATACCGCAGCTTGAACCATTTCCATTTTCTTTAAAATATAAAAATGACCTTGGGGTCCAATCATATCAGAAACTTCATCACTGGCTAATGCAATATTAACAGACTTATCAAAGCTACCCATCGCACTTTTAATAATATCTATTTCACCCAGCAATGATAACACTTCATCAATATTTGTTGGAACATCCTTACTCCGCATCGGTTATCTCCGTCTCCAGTATTATAAGCTCAATGTTTTCTAACTGTCCTGCACTATTAAGATCTACCTTTAAGTCATATTGATTAAGAAGCCTGGCAACATTGCCGCCGTTTTCTTCAAACATATAATACAACATTCTATTAAAATCTTCATTGTTTGTGTCTTTTAAAGATGAATCATAAACCGTATTGCATATAACCCACTGCTTAAAGAATCCATTTTCCGTAAGAGCTTGATCAGGTAAGGTGCTAGGAACCTGCGCCCTTAATGCCTTAGATGCTTCCAGTAGCTTGCCACGTAAAAGATCTAGGCGAACTGCAAGTTCTTTTTCATCTACGTCTAGAATTGTTTCTTCTTGTTCTGTCATCATAACCCTTTCTTATAATGACGGGGCTATTCAAGAGCATTTGCATAATAGTGTTGGCGAAAAACCTTTATGGGAGATACCAACTGCTTGATGCTTGTTTGAATAGCCCCGTTTATTTATGGTATTTCTATCTCTTCATCCTCTTCATCTGCCGGATAATATCTATCATCTTCTTTATCTAGTTCATATAAAGAAAAGACTGGCTCTTCTCCCAAACTATCTTTCTCTATATATCCTTCCTCTAAAAGTTTGCCTGCCAATAATGGTGCATGAAGTGGAATAAAAGAATCAGCACCAGACGGATTGACAATCAAGGTATTAATAGGAGAAGGAGCTAAACTTTGAGACAATAATCCCGGTCCTACTTTATTAACCACTTGCATATTGTGTTGCATTATCTCAGTTATTTTAAGAATAGAAAACTGAACCAATACCAACTTTTTACCAAAGTTCTTGACCAGTCCTTTTCTAATCTCTTTTTTATTCACATAGTTGGCAGCAACATTCTCATCAGTGAACCCAACAATAACCTTCTCTCCACTTGACAAATCTACTGTATATAAAGAATTGCCAGTAGTGTTTCCAATAAACCACATCTTCCATTCATTCTTAATAAGCTCATTGACAATAATTTGCGCACCAAGTTTACCAACATTACTTTCTATGTGCTCACTAGTCCACTTGCGCGAATCAATTTTCATCTACACTCTCCCAAATAAATATCAACCTATAACTGTTGTCGTAGCTCTAATATCTTTTCTTCACCCACAAGAGCGCCACGATCCCAAGCTATACTTCGCCCAAAGGTATCAGCATTCAACTTGACAATTAAAACTTTACCCGGAATCAAATCGTCTGTATGATACTGTAGCTTATTATGCCACACTCTAAAACTACTACCATCATCCGCTCTCACATTTGCATATGGCTTACCCTTCTTTGTCTTTAACATTTCTACAGTTCTTACTGTCAACCATACATGGTCATGGCTTTCAGCGTCATCATCAAAATCAGAAATGTGAGGAAGTCCCATGTCTTTTACAACAGAAGTCATGTGCTCCCATCTTTCTCTGTTTTCCGTAACTCTAAAACCTACATACTCCAACTCATTAGTGATTACCTCAACTTCGCCATACTCTTCTTCTGTATTAATATTGAATACCTTTATCAATGATTCAAGTCTATCACTGCGAACCAAATCTTTAAAGGTTAGACTATCATCATCAAACACTTTCTCACAAACCTTCTTCAAGTCTCTCTTTGGTAGGTTGAACAAGTTATAATAGATGTCCGTAATGTCAACCAATGCCTTTCTAGTATACTCTCTCCCACAGAAAACAAGTCCATCAAACAACCCTAATGTGATCAACATTTTCAAATCATTTGCTGAAATCATCTTATGTTGAAAGTTATCTTGTAAAAACTCTGTATAGTCAAGCCAACCACCTGCACTTGGCATGTGATTCTTTATCTTATTCAATACAGTTTTGCCCAGACCTTTTACTCCCAACAACCCTACCATGAACTCATCCTTGGTGACCTTGAAGTCCAAAGAGAAGTTATTGATGTTACCCAACGTAACTTCTGGGTTATCCAACAAGTCGCGAGCCATCGAAAGACATAGTGCTACTTCATCATGGTCATCAGCAGAATGGTTGCACAACACCTCAATAAACTCTGCCGGATACTTTGCCTTGAAGTAACTAGTCCAATACGCCAAGATACTATAACTAATAGCGTGTGACTTATTGAATAGATAGCCTGCGTTTTCTATCAACTTATCAGCAACCTTTTTGGTTTCCTCTAATGATAGAATGAGTTTTTCTGGGCTACTATACAAGTGTTCTTCTAAATAAGCATTACACTTCTTCTTATCCAATGACTCGGCTGTCTTACGAAGAATGTCACCTTCACCAAAACTCAAACCCAACATACTGAACATTTGAATAAACTGCTCTTGGTAAATCATAATACCTTGAGTCGGTTCTAGTATCTCTTCAAACATTGGGTGATGGTCATTGGTCGGATCTTCTTGACCATTCTTACGGCGAATAAAAGCATCCAACGCACCCATCTTGATAACGCCAGGACGATAGATGGCATTTACAGCTGCGATGTCTTCAATAGTTTTTGGTTTAGATTGCTGCAACACTCTCGTAATGTTTGAGCCTGCAAACTGAAACACACCAAAGGTTTGACCTTCACACAATAACTGAAACGCCTTATCATAATAAACCTGTTCTTCTTCAGATAGTGCTTCTCTATCCAACGGCATATTATACAAGTCAGCAATGTTCATTCCTACCTTATCCATCACATCCTTCAACACCGACAAAGTAGAAATACCCAACATATCAATCTTAAGAAACTTCATCTTTGCCAGTTCATCTATCTGCCATTCTGTAACCAATACATCATCCTTGGTCTTTCTCAATGGCATCATATCATACAATGGACTAGATGAGATAATAACACCGCCTGCAGCAATGGTTTGGTTTCGCGCATTTCCATTCAACACATCAATGGTTTGCACAAAGTCCGTAGCTTCATCCTTATCCATCTCTTGAACAAACTTTCTTACCTCTGGCTTCTCATTCATTATTTCACTGAACGATGCCATGTCTTTATTCAGAGAGATGTGCCCCGAAATGGTTTTGGCGATCTTATTTGATTCTTGGAACGGTAACCCTTTATGCTTCGCCAAATCACGAAACAAAGTATTAACGGAGTAACGGGCATAAGCACAAACAGAAGCAATGTTAGCATCACCCCATTTACTCGCGACATACTCTTTAACCTTTTCTCTATCTTTGTCCGAAAAGTCGTTATCAATGTCAGGCTCCTTGATTCTTGTTGGGTTCATAAACCTCTCAAAGAAGAGGTTATACTTTATAGGATTCAAATGAGTTATGCCTAACAGCCAACACAATAACGCTCCACTCGCACTACCTCTTCCAGGCGACATTAGAATGTCATTATCATAAGCAAACTTACAAAAGTCTTGTGTGATAAGGAAATAGTCTATGTATCCCTTATCCGCTACAAGGTCTAACTCTTTCTTCAATGCTGTTGTATATTCGGGAATGTCTTCTTCTTTTATTTGCCCTGCCTCTAACTTCTCTTGCATTCCCTTCTTCAACTGATGAACTATGTATTCTCTGTTATCCGCAAAACCATCAGGCGTTTCAAACTTAGGCTCCTTCAAGGTTTCCATGTCAAGTTTAGCATTACACCTTGAAGCAATGTGTTTGGTGCTTTCGATAGCTTCTTCTAGATACTCATCAGCAATAAGGTCGCCATAACCATTATCATACCACAACCCTCGCATCTCTTCTTCGCTAGCAAGATAAAGAGTATGCACACCTGCCTCATCAAACTTACCATCTGTTGAAATATTCCAAAGGAAATCATGCACTTTGTCATGCTCTTTCAAAACAACATGAACATCATTAGCTAATACACATTTCACATTCTCATACTTCTTACGAAACAACTCTATCAATGCTACATTATAATCTTTTTGTATATCCAAGTCATGCGGATGTAACTCAATAAAAAGATTATCTTCACCAAAGATTTCCAACATTCTGTCAAACCAAGCTGTCATTTTGTCAGTTTGTTTTGCTTGTAAATACCTCGCCATATTGCTAATAACGCAAGTTGTTGTAGCAATAATTCCTTCAGAATGTTTCTCCAACAGATCGAGATCTATTCTCGGCTTACCATAGTAACCTTCTGTATTCGCATAATAATTCAAACGAAATAGGTTTCTCAACCCAATATCATTCTCAGCTAATAGCAGAAGATGTGGTGACCTCAACCTCAACTTATTCTTTTCTCTTACCTCAGTTGCTGTCAGCCCGTCTTTCTCTTCATCTGTTAGCCCACGCTGATGCATATCCTCAACACAATACATTTCGTTGCCTAAAATAGGTTTTACGCCAACCTTAGTCATTTCGTTGTAGAACTCAAAAAGTCCTGCCATAGTTCCGTGATCTGTTACTGCGGCTGCCTGCATACCTAACTCCTTACAACGAGCAGCATAGTCCTTCGCAGTTCCAACACCGTCCAACATTGAATAAGTTGTGTGAAGATGTAAGTGTGTAAATGTATCTACTTTAGACATTTAGTTTCCTTTTATCTATCATAATAAATTAAACAGGTTCCATAAACCATTTGGGTATAACTGCTGGCTCTTTCCATTTGGCGAACTCAGCCTTGTCACATTTGTAATACATACGATACGCCGCTACTGTATCTTCTTGTTGATAATCGGGCGGCATACATTGAGGCGGTGGTGAAAAGGGACGATTGGCTATGCTCCTTGGTGCGTGTCGGAGAGCTTCAGATAGCTTACTAATGCTTGTGTGAACCTTTCCATAACGCCGCTCATACTCACGACCTAAAGCAATGAAGTGGGAGTAAAGCCACATATAGTTTAGGTGCCCAGAGCGAGCCCAAATAGTAGAAGGATGGTTTTTGTAAGATGCTTTGTAGAGCAAGTCATTGTCAGACTTGTCAAGAATACGGTGGGCTGTAGAAAGCATTTGTGCTGATTCAAGAATCATTTTCACAACGTGCTTGTCACACATTTGTTCGGCAGCCCGTTGGGGATGGTTATCTAAAAAGAAAATATTGATAATAAGCCTCCTTTGAATGTTTATATAATATACGAAAACATTTCTATTTTGTCAAGGATTATTTTTCAAAACTTTCTCCTGTACCACAATCATAGAGCACATCTCCTGTGGCAACACAATAAATGCGATTTGACGCACTACACGGCCTATATTTAGCACTTTGCCCCAATGTAAAATGCTTCTCCATCATCACAATATCATTATCAAAGTCAGCACCAAGCTTTGACAAAGTTCCATAGAAATAGGTGCCTGGTTTTCGTTCCGTAGTTTTAGCTGGCTTTATCAGAGATGTAAGATCAGCACCACCGACGCTCTTTTGCTTACGGCGATATCGCTCATGCTGCTTTTGTGCCTCATCTTTCAATTTCTCTTCTTCTTCGCGTTCCAGATACTTTTCCAACCTTTGTCGTTCCGGAAGCAAGTCCCTCTCATACTTACCATTGGTTTCTGTTTTACGCTCTGCTGTTTTGATAATGTTACTTACTCTCGACAATGTTATCTCCTTTTCTAAACTTGTAATACTAATATAAGCATTATCTCTCTATTAGTCAAGCACTTTTTTAGACGACCTCGCAGGACGAGCCCGCACAGGCCAGCTCACCCGTCAAATCAGTATTGTCTGCGATTTCTACGATTTGTGATACATCTACCTCTTTCAATTGTGCGTTTAGTTCTTCAAACTTATCAGCCTCAATATCTTCAAAAGGTGCTTGCGTATAAGTGCCACCATCATAAGGCAACACACTCAAACCATTATAGAATGTTTTATTTTTCCACATCCACTCACCAACCTTTTCCCACTCATCTTCTCTAATTGAAACAGTACAAGATACATTGTGAGTATTGTTTCCTTGAATGTGACCAGGCTCAATCCATCGGCTGTAAATATCTCTCACTCTTTCAAGAAGTTCAACAGATGTTTCATGTCTTAGAATGCCATCGCCAGGAGCTTTTTGTGGAATAGAAATAACTGCTTGTGTTTCGGGCTTGAAGAAATCATCTTCCAATAACTCTGGATGACGAATGGAGAGGTAGTTATAAATGGCTTCGTTCTTACCTACACGAACTCTACGAATATAATAGTCATTATGCCAAGCATGAACGCCACTAGAAGTTCCCAACACACAAGAAGTAGTTCCACTAGGTTTCACTGTGGTTACTCTGGCAGCGGGATTGATACCCAACTCACCTGCGTAATACTTGTTAGTTGATACTGCCAAGTTAGCAGCTTCTTCCAAATCAAGCCGTTGAACTCGGCCACTACCAATACCGGTCATACCAATACCAAGCAATGCATCTTTCTCTGTAGTGCGTCGCCATACATCACGCAGATAATGAAAGTCGGTATAAGAAGCTTGAAGGGTTCCGATAAGAGATGCAGCAGAAACTCTATCATTAAGTTCTTGCTGTGTCTCTATGTCGCTTACATTTACTTCGCAAAGATTACAAAACTGAAATGGTCTTAGTGCTATCTCTGCACATGGGTTAGTGCCCCATTCTGAATCATTAGTAAAATAAACGCCAGGCTCACCGGCACCACTAGCTTTTACTTTTTCCCAGATATTGAAAAAATCTTTCTTCTTAACTCTATGTCGCACCACGACTGCGGAGTTGTTGGCTCTTGCTCTTTGGGGTTCGGTTTCCCACCAGTCTCCAAACTTGCATTGAAGCATTTCTTGATCATCAAGGGAAAACAAACTAATAGTAGCAGATCTACGGATGCCTCCAGATAAAACTGCGTCTGCAATCCAACAGACGATATCATGTACTTCCAAAGTGGAAAGTTGGTCACCGTGTTCCTTTCTGTTAAAAATCCTTTGAATATTATGAACACAATCCCGAAGGGGTTCTGGTCCTGGCGCCTTACCCCCACTAGTGACTAACAACGCACCTTTTGGTCTGATGCTTCTAAAATCAAAAACTGGCTCAGGCTTTCCAAGAAAATAACATTTCATCAGCATCTTAATACAATCAGCCCAACCCTCTATACTATCCCCAACTAAGTATCGCCGTTTCTTAGTGGGCTTATGAACAGTTGGTAACTTTTCTACATGATGCTTCTGAACAGAATATCCTACGCCAGTTCCCCCTAATAACAAAAACATGACTTCGCTAAAGGCACGATAGTCATCAATGGGTAGATAAGCGCAATTATAAATACGTGTTGGAGTTTGAGAAATGGCACCGCCAGCAAACTGAAGAGATCTCATCGAAGGTAAAACTTTCTTATCATAAACTAACTTATACGCTTTTTCTATATCCGATTCTAACTGAGGAAAGTTAGAAGTATGCATTTCTTTGTTGCGAGTAATAAGCTCTTCCCAAGTTTCCCTACGTTGTTCTTCAGGTAGATATCTTGCGTATTTCATATGTACTGTAACTTCTGATAAAATCTCTTGACTTAGTTCCATCAACTGTCTCCATCTGTTTGTGTTCTTACATTCTTAGCCGACTCGTAACCATCTCTATAAAATCCTTTTCCAAATTTCACACCTACTTGTTCAATCTTTCTTCGCACTACTGTGCCGCAGTTTGGACAATACTTTTTCTTTTTAGGGTCGTATGCCTTTATGCTCATCCTCTCAATTAAATGATAAGTGCAGCCGTCACATACCCAAGTGTATTCAGGCATTATAAGCTTTTCTTTCCTTCTTTTTCTACACGATGAATGAATTCAGTATTGCCTGAGTCATAAGTTAAAAGCACTTCAAACTCTACGGACTCATTCGTATAAAGTTCTTCTTTAGTAATAAGGTCATTAGCTATCTTTATTACATCATCACGCCGTGCTTTATTTCTGCTTACACTATAAACATTTGAAATCTGTGTGTCCGCATTACCCCAACGCTTTGTTTTCGTAACCGTAAATCTATCCATTACTCTCCGTCCTTATAGCTTTGATATAAGCTACCCATTTTATTTCTACCTTCACCACCACCATTCAACAAGCTACTCAACTTCTCAGAAGTTGAAAACCCTGCTGGCTGATCGTCATTCAAGTCAATAAAAGCACACTCTGGCTTCATGTCAATGTTGAAGTTTACATTAGCTGCTCCCATACGATTCTTACCAATGTGAAACTTACGTTGTGAGAATGTTCCAAAGAAATCAACAACATGAGCCTTGTTGATTGCTTCACCAACTTTATCAATGGTAATAACATCGTCATTGAAGCCATCACGATTACTTTGCGTTGCTGTCCAAATAGGCAACTTTAACTCCATAGACAAAGCTCTCAAGTCTTCAAAGACAGACTCAAGCTCAAATCGTTTTTGCTCATAGCCTCTTCTAGACTTCATCAAATCACCATAGTCAATAATGATAAGGTCTGGCTCAAAACCATTAGACAACAACCTACCTACGTGAAACTTGATAGTATTGATTGTGGCAACCTTTGGCGGATACTCCTTAATCATCAACTGACCACCCATGAAACGAGCCAATTCATTCTCTGCCTCTACCATTCGGGTTCGTAGTTCTTTTGTTGGAATGCCAGTAATACGAGAATCATAACGATTACCCACATGGGTTTCGCTCAACTCCATAGAATAATGAATCACATTCTTCCCAGCAGCCAATGCTCCATAACCAAGATTGACTAGGAAGAAAGACTTACCACCGCCGGTTGGAGCCATTACCACACCCAACTCACCATGTGCTAATCCACCATCTAAAATCTTTTCTTCATCCAACAGTGGAAAACCAGTAGGAATAGTTTGCCGAGTATGAACCTTACGTCTTGACTCAAAGCTATCAAAATAGTTTTGACCCAAATCTTGTTCTGTGTTTATCTTTAGGCTCTGCTCAATAACTGATTGAATCTCTTCATACTTTCCTTCTTTCAATAAATCTACAGAAGTAAGTATTGCTTGCTTCATAGATTGGTTCTTACAAAACTCTAATGACTTATCCTTTGCGTATTCTATCTCTTGTCTATTTACTTTTGTTTCAATATCAATAAGCACTTCAATCGTGTCTTCCTTGAGTTGATTATCGGGTAGAGATGAAATTTCAACCTTCAATGTCTCATAGGTAGGTGGAGTGTTATACTTATTGAATAGTTTTCTTACTTCGGTCCAAACTGTCTTATGAGCGTCACTAGTAAAATAATCGTCTTTCAATGTTTCAAATGACTTTTCAAAAAACTCTCTATCAGTAAGAAGTCCTTGAATAACATTATTCTGAAACCCTACTCCAAACGACTCAAAAGAATCAGTATTTGTTGCCAATGTTGTTCTCCTTATAAAACGGGTTGTTCATTTAGGATGGAAAAGTTAGCCACCCAGTTATCTATATTGTTTGGGCTAATGTCTTCGGACATAAGATTAATACGAAACTTGTAAGAATTAAACTTTGGTGTATCGGAAATATAAGAGTTTCTCAAACTATCTATAGAGGCTAGAGATATCTCCAACTCTAACAACTGAACTATCTTGTAGTTAAGCCTAATAAGCTCTTCGTTATCAATATACTTTTGATACTTGCTTTCACTACGACTCTTCAGCCATTCAAACAGATCGTCGATGCCGTATTCTTCATGTGCAGACCAGAGTAGATGTATGTCTTTGCGTGCTGTCTTTTCACCTATTCCTTTTACGCCTTCAATGTTATCACTCTTATCGCCCACTATTGCTTTTAGCAAAGCATAGTTAGGTGGATGAATGTTTTCTTTCTTGTGCATCCAGTCTAGATCAATCATTTCACCTTGGGGATTCTCTTTTGTTTTTACCGGGCGAAAAACAGAGATATTCTCATCCACTAGTTGGAGATAATCTTTATCGGTTGTGAGAATGATAGATTTCTTATCAATAACCTTTTTAGCCAAATATGCAATAGCATCATCAGCTTCTAAATATTTTACTGCTACCTGCTTCATAGGAAGATAATCCAGAGAAGCTTTTAGTAACTCTAACTGCCGAGCAAAAGCCTCTTTCTCATCGCCGTCAGAGGTTGTGAAACCCCTTCTCATACCCACCATCTTACGCCCTTCTTTATACTCTCGCAGTTTCTTACGTCTTCTCTCACCCGACTGGGCTCCCTCCCATGCTAGGATACACTCGCTTGGTTCGAACCGCTTGATATAACTTTGGAGAGCATTGAGGGTTCCATAGATGCCACCTACATGCTCCCCATTATCGTTCGTTAGTGGGACACTAGCGAAGCTCCTACAATACAAATTTAGTAAATCAATAAAAAGGACGGGCTTGCTTTCCATTAAAGAATACTCCTTATAGGTATGTGAGACTATAACCTGTCTTGGTGGTATGGTAACACTTCTTTACGCCATAATCCTGCATAATGCGATAACAAGATTTGCAAGGATGCGCTGGCTTTAACCACCCCAACTTATCCTCACGATAAATAAACATTTTTGATCCATAGATATCATCAGAATGACGATACGGATTTACTTTTAACATCACATCCAATTCGGCGTGAATACTTTGAGCGAAGTAATCATAATGCTTTTTAATCATTGGATGGCTTTTGTCTTTATTAAATCCAGTAAATACTTTGCCATTTTTTAGAATTAAGACAGTACCAAATCTTGTATTGTGAATACTCTTAAGACATTCATTTCTTGCAAGTCGGAACCACTTATTCTCCAAAACACTATCTATAATATAACGATTTTCTTCAAACTTGTCAAGCATAAAATAAAACCTTTTTACCCTATAAGAGAAAAATAGACAGGGTTTTTTCAACCCCGCCTACTTTTTTATCTCTTCGGGTAGTATAAATATGGCTGAAATATTTTAGAAAAAACCGCTACTAATCAAAAATATTTAGATTCAACTTTTGAAAATTATTTTTATGATTTTAGCAATAAAAGCAGTTAGTACCCATATGGCTGTTACTTGCCACCATGTTACTTCTGAAATACCAAATGGCGCAACTCCAACATTCCACAAGTAAGCTAAAAATCCTGTAACAACATACGTAATACCAACCACAGCCGCTAGGATAGCAGCTGCTATAAAAACACAAACAACACCGCCGATAATAATATTTTTCTTACTTACACTTTCCTTAATATTATCAACTAGTTCTTCAGCAGGATTGCCATTTATCGCAACCATTATAGCTCCTCTTCACCCACTAGATCTTCAACTACTGCTTCTTCTTCTCTATTGAAAGGGTCTTGCTCTATTACCAAACCTTCTTTCACCTTGACCTTACAATAAGCATGCGCTTCAGCGTTAGCAGGATCTCTTATCCAATCTACAAACTTTCTATTCTGAAACTCATACACTTCACCAGTGTCTTTATTAGTGATAGAAGATTTTTGAACAGATACTTTATCAGCAACACCAGACTTCAAAAGTTCATCCAACCAACTTTCTTCATCAATCAAACCTCTACTAAAATACATCTTCAACTCTGCTTCACGGTGGGGTGGGCCCATACGATTCTTTATTAGCTTTGGCTTAATACCAACACCAATAACATCCTTACCCGTCTTAACTTTGCCGCCACTATAAAGTTTCATTCTAACCGATGAGAAAAATGGAATAGCCTTACCGCCAGGAGTAACTGTATCATCACCAAAGAATACGCCAATCTTCTGCCTAACTTGGTTTAGAAATACTAGCGCTACTCGCTGCTTACCAATGAAACGGATGAGCTTTCGCAAACCTTGCCCAATCATACGAGCTTGCATACCAATAGTAGCTTCACCATAATCATTTTGGATTTCTGCATCAGTAGAAGTTCCAGCTACACTATCCCAAACGATACAACACAACTTGTCTTTATCGTTTTCCTTGATTTTCCTAATGATTTCTTCAATAGCAGAGAATACTTTTTCTACCGAATCTACTTGAATATAAACTAAAGATCCTTCGGGATAAAACTTCAATCCTAATAGCTGAAGGAAATCTTCATTAGCTGCATTTTCGGTATCAATAAGTACAGGAATTCCACCCTTGTCTTGACAATCTTTGAGAATCATATACGACAAAAGAGACTTACCTGTAGCAGCTTCGCCACATATCTCTGTGAGTCTTCCTACGGGTATGCCACCGTCTGCCGTAGCATCATTGGATACTATGGTGTCAAGTACTGTAGAACCTGTTGAAAGCCATTCCTTGACCTCTGGTGGGGAATCTCCCTTGCCTAAAATATAAGCTACATCACCTAGCTTTTTATTTAGACTATCAACAAGAATATCATTAAGAACGGAGTCTTCCCCGTTAGAGGAAGACCCGTCCGTTGCAATCTTTTTTCTTGCCATTAATTCAACAACTTATCAAAAGCGTCATTGATTTTGTCGTTGGTGTTATCTTCTTCAGCAGTGACCGTTTCAGCCTTGGTGCTTGCGCCACCCTTGCTAAAGTCGATAGAAGTTCCTGCAGAAGAATCAGAATCATTAGCGTTAGGATTAATGTGCTTCTCCAACGCCTCCTTCATCTCTTCTACTGGGCTATACTCAAAGAGAGTATTGATAGGAGCGATAGTATCAATAACATCCTTGATGTCCTTCTTGGGAGCCAGCGGAGTCGGCTTCAAGGCAGTAGTAATGGTAGTCGGCATTAGCCAACCATTAAAGCCAGGTTCAACAGTTACCATCAAATCCAAACCTTCATTTGGATCGGTGATGTCAACATTCTGACGTAGCCCACTGCGAACGTGATTTAGAATCTCCTTATAGGTAGTGCGAGGCGAAATGCTCCACCAACGCAAACCCCTATCTTCTTCACCACGAAGCATGACCGGCAAGTATACACGAAGAGTGGGTGCCATAGTCTTAAACATTTCCTTATAAGACTCATCCTTGGTCTTCGTGAATTCGTTCCAACAAGTTGTAGCGAAATCACAAATCGGATCTGGCTCATTCTTCATCTTGTTGGGACAAAGGAACGTCCGCCCACCGATACGGAAGTGAAACCACAACTCCTGAAAAGGCATCTCAAGATCCTCTTTGTAAGGAGCAATACGCAACTGGTGCTCACCTTCTTCCAGCTTGACGATGTTCTCCTGGCTGTTGTTGTTTCCGCCGCCTTTGTTATCAAGGCGATCGAGGGCATTGTTTATCTTATCTAGGCTAATAGCCATTTTATATCTCCTTTATGAGATTTGAGTGTGTATCATCTTAATACATTTATAACCGTTTATAAACCAAGTTCTGGATTATTACTATCAAAACATTCGCAACTCTCCCCACATCGTGTTAGAGGTTTTCCATTCCTCAATTTCAATACTACTAATATAAGGAATAGTACAGGCAAAGTCAAGGCTAAAATTGAAGAAATTATGATTTTCGTCATTTTTTAATCCCAGTAGATATCTTCCCAAACTTGGGTTGTTATTGGGTAAAGCTCATGTAGCAGCTTTTTTAGTACTTTTGCGTATTCTCGTATCTCCCACTGGGCATCAGGCTTATCACGCAACTCAATAAAGTTACAGATGGCTTGAAAAGATGCTGTCCAGTAAAACTCAGTATAGCAGGATAGTGGTATCAAAGCTCTTGCTTGTTCTTTTGCCACACCAAGCTCTAAAAGCTTATCATAATAATGCTTCATAACTTGTTGCGCTTTCGTATAGGCTTCAGCGGCTTCTTCTTGTTTTTCAATCTTTCCACTGCTCGCCTGTTTGGAATCTTCGCTCTGCGCCCGAAAAACTTCTGGCACATAAAACTCATCCACAGGCACATAGCGTTGCGATATTTCATTCCAAGCATGATCCTTTGTTATAGAGGAAGAGGTTGTTTCAATACCAACAACGTGTTTATAAAGTTGTCGAGTAACAAACTCTGGAGCCTTTATGTGAAACTGAACAATCAGATGACGAAACGGAGAAAAATGCTTATGCTTCGCCAAATAACGAACAAGTCGTTCATCACCTGTATCATACTTGTCCTTCCGCTTACCGAAACTTACACGAGCACTATTTGCTACCGTTAAGTCGGTGCCTAAACAATCTATTACTTCAACAAAGCCTTTATCTAAAACTTGATTCATCTTTTACCTTTTCAGCTTTTACACCAGCTTGTTTAAGAAAGTCCAAACCATCTAGTATTCTGTATGAATCTAAATAGTAAAACTCTTTTATTCCCGCTGCTACAACTAATTTAGCACAAGATATGCAGGGTGTTTGGGTGCAATAGATAAAACATCCTTCGGTGTTTATTCCATGACGAGCTGCGTAACCAATAGCGTTTTGTTCAGCATGGATTCCAAGAAAGCAGGAACCGTTGCTATCTTTACCACATACTTCTTCACCGCCATCAGTTTCACAATTGATATGCCCAGCAGGTGGGCCGTTGTATCCGAAAGATATTATTCTGTTGTCTTTAATTAATAAGGCCGCCTGCTGAGCTTTTACACAAGAACTTCGGTGGGCTATTTGTAATGTAATATTTACAAATAGTTCTGAGAATGTAGGTCTAGTCATTACCCCTACTTATGTATTCTTCATCATCGTATTCGTCCCAAGCATCGGGATTCGTATAGTCAATCTCTTGTAGCTTCTGTTTATTGTTTTTCCTACTATTACGTCTTTGATTCTTCTTTGTTCCACGGTTAGGGTTAACAACCTCTCTAGGCTCCCTACGCCGGTTTGTTCTTGCCATCTTGCATGCTCACCTTTCTAAAATTTAGTCATTCCTAATATTTGATTGATGGGTGCAAATACTCCTGTTAGTTTATATGTGTTTCCTTTGTAGTCAAAAACAATCCCCTCACTAGGAACTATTTTGTCAAAACCACCAGCTCGTTTGATTCTCATCAACTGCTTCTTGAGCTGCGACATCTTTGTTCGATCACCCCCTTTTCGTAAAGTAGATATTGTTTGTGAAATATCCTTCCTAATGTCTCTCACACCTTTTTCTGGTGAGACAGCAATAAAGTTACGTGCATTTTCTAAAACGTCAGCTCCCAGTGAGAGGAAAACATCTTCAAATGGTCTAACATTTTTTTCAAACAAGGCTTTAGAATCAACTTTATCTAACTTACTTGCAAACTCATAAACTGCTTCATCCTTAATATTCTTCTTACTCAAAGCGAATGACTTATTACCTTCGGCAAATCTTTTAACCAGAGCTACCTTTAAGTCTCTACTTAACTTCACTCTTTTTTTCTTTGCCTCTTTTTCAATCATATTAAGCCAAAATTTCCTATGGTATTGTAATAAATTATCCTTATTACTTAAACCATACTTTCTTTGTAAGCCAGTTATTTTCTTTATGTAAGCAGCTTGCTTTTTAGAAAAATCTTGACTCTTCGGCAACTCTACGGCAACTGGGCCAATAATATCGAATGTCTTCTGTTTGTTTTGACTAATCTGTTTTATCATGCCGGCCAATTCTTTACCTTCTTTAGCAGAAGTTCCTATCTTGTTTCCCTCTGCGTCAAACTTGTTTATACCGTGAAACTGAAGTAGGTCAGTATTATATGGTATAACATTCCTTGTTGGTTGATAAATGATTTCAAGGTTAATCCAATTTCTACCATTATCAAATATACGGCTTTTTTGTTTTTCTGTCAAGCCATTAATTGACTTATTTAAATCTTCCATAGCAGAAACAAAAGCTTTTTCTAACTCGCCTCTTCCGGCAAACATTTTCTTTATAGCAGCTATGGTTAATCCATTAGCTCCAAAGTTTTTACTTTGTGTTTTGTTTCTTGCAGCAACTACTTCACCATTATGATAAGTGATGTTTAGATTTTGACCATCAGTTTTTTCTGATATTTTATTAACACTCATCTCACCAGACAGCAATGCAGTTATCATCTTCTTCATCTCTGCAAAGCTCATGTCTATGTTCTCCCACGGATGATGCATATGCCCTGAAGCTCCTCCGCAAAGTAATAACTTGCGTTGCTCATTTAGCATCAAGCCTTCAGAAAGTTTATTTATTACCATTTTAGCAACCGATGGTGTTTTGATACCAGTAATGTCGGAGAATAGTTTTAGTTTTTGTTTTGTAGAAAGTTTCTTACTACCCAACGCTTGTCTAATAGATGTGCCGGACATTTCCTTCCCGGCAACTTTTAGAGCCACATGAGGCACAATATAAATATATCCTCCGTCCTTATATCCCTTTGTAGCTTTGCCGTCTTTGTAATACTCAAAATGCTTACCAGCAGTTAGACGACTGCCATCTTTCTCGCCGACAGCAAAGACAGCGATAGTGTCGTCTGGGAACTTTGATAGTATTTCTTCAGCTTTGTATGGGTTTTTTACCTGAACTATTTGCTTGCTTGGCACGCCAGCAGCCCCTATTATTTTCTTTTTCTCTTTGAAATTAAAGGGGCTTTTCTCGCCAGTAGCATTACTGGTGGCAATAAAAGTATTCTTCGGACCAAACTTAGAAGCAAGATGCTTGTAAGCTTTGTGATGATGAGCGCCGTATGGTTGGTAGCGTCCTGGGTAGATAACAACAATACGGGGTTTGAGAGATTCGGTAAGGAGCATATTCTTTCTCTTGATAAAGTTATTCTCCTATAAATATTGCTCACAATGCAATAAAAACTCCTGCGCTCTATTATGTGTTTGTCCATGTGCCATCATAAGATCAAATGCGTTTTCTGCTATCTTTCTAGCTTCTTCGGGCTTACTTATATAATAGTCAACCTTATCAAATAGTTCCTCATTATTTCTATAAGACACATAATGCTCACCATCCTCATACGGAGTATGCCATACAAAAGGCTCAATCGGTTGATAAAGAATCATACACCCCATCGCCAAAGATTCCCAAAACCTTCCTGTTTGTCGGCATTCTCCTGCACCATAAGCTGCTACACTTATTTTTGATTCCCATAAGTTTTTGAAATAACCTATGTTGTGGCGCCCATCTGTCTCTATCCTTTGCTTTTCGGGTTGCTCATAATAAGGGCCAATATAAAAACGATCTGATGGTTCTCCATACTTTTCTTTAAGACCATCCTGGATCTCTACTCTCCAAGGGCATTGACCTATTCCCATCATACAGACTAGATCTAGTTTTTTATAATCCCATATGTTTGAATGCGCACGGCCTTGACCATAAATAAAAAATCTATCCTCAACAGCAAACTCAAAAGGCACAACATTATCATAATGTTCTAGTTGAGTGGGGTCTAACTCTCTTTTCAAATAAAGTTTATACTTACTTGGATCACTTTCATAAGGACGGTGGTCTGAACCATCTAGAAATACATCTACTTCTACCTCATTTAATAGTGGTCCTATTATTTGATTGTATTTACTCTCTAACGCAGAGTGCGCTAAAACTACAATGTCTGATGCTTTTGCCAGTTGAATCTGTGACTTTAACTGGCTAGCAGGACTAAGAGCATAGTTTTGAAATGAGTTTGAGAATACCTTTACGTTATCAAACTTATTAAGTCCCTCAATCAAAGCTGCGGTAGAATAACAATAATGATGTGGGTTAATAACAAAAATGTTTTTTCTTTTATTCATTTATACCTTAATAGCCACAAGTGTAGTGCATAGAATGTCATCGGGATTTTTATAGGCTTTAATAGTAGAATCTTTTATTTGAAAATTACAAGTAACTAAACCTTGATCATAATATAGGTTATCTTCTTTTTTGAAATAGTTATACCAGTCTTCAGCAAGCCATGACACATGAGTAGGATCACGATTATAAGCCCAGTTAGAAAACGGAGTTTCTAAATATAGCTCTTTACCATGTTTCATAATACGCCATATTTCATTCATCGTATCAATCAAGGGAACTGTGCGCTTGCCATCAACCCACAAACATTTAGGAACGTGTTCTAAAAAATCAATACCTTGAACAAAGTCAGCATAGTCAGAAGGGAGTGGTATGTCTTCAAACCCTAGGTTACAAACCTTATCAACACATGGTCCATCAACTACATCTATACCAATGTCTTTGTATCCTTGCATCTCTCTTTTATTATTACCACAACCAATCTCAACATGAACCAGTTGAGCATCTATAGAGCCTAAATTTTTATAGTTCATTTTCTATTTCTTTTACGACTAGCTTTAGCTATCTTCTTTTTCTTTTTATTCTTCTTTCTCCATTCGGGACTAAACTTTTGAATAAACCTAGACTCAACCATTTTAGCATGCTCCTCTTCTTCTTGCAGCTGAAGCTTTTCTGCTGTGCTCATATTGCGAAGCTTCTCTTCTTCTTCGGCCTTCTCAAACTTGGCCATCATTGCTCTTTCTAGGTCATCTATTTTATTCATGTGATTATCCTACTATTAGCTTTCTTGAAAACTTCATCAAAAACTTCTTCTGGCATTTGAAAGGTGCGACAGTTAGGACAAACATAAATCATCATGCCACCTAAATTTAGTGGAAGCACTTTTGACTTGTCCTCATTTTGTTCATCCATTCGCTCTGTAATGTTGTGCCCACAAGCCTTACACGACCATACTACAGTGTTGCCGCCGCCGGCTTTATCTAATGGAAATTCTTTAATCTTACTTTCTTCTGCCACTTGGCGTCTCCTTTGCCTCTGGCTCGGTCTGTTTGATTTCTTCATCAAGCAACATTGTATAAATCTTCTTTAGTGTTTCAGCCTTAACTTCATCAGAGATAGTAATCATAATTGTATTGTCTGCTTCATTATGTAAAACCTGTTTTAGTATTCTATCACTCATTTCATCACCATCGATTCCACTATGCCATGCAATATAATCTCACTAGTCAATTCTATTACACCATAGTTATAGTTGTTAATGTGAATATAATCATGCTCAAAGGATTTATCGGGAAATGGATTTTCGCCATCCATTCCAAAAATAGAGAGAGTTGAACCAAGACAATCGTTAGCATATTCCAAAGCATTCAAAATATTTTTGCTTTTACCCGAAGAAGATACGGCCACAAGATAATCACCCTTGTTAAAATGATTCATTTTTAACCATTCTACAAAAGTATTCTCTTGACCATAATCATTGGTAAGGGCAGTTTGCAAACTATTATTACTTAGCGTCAACGCTTTCACACTACATCGCTTATTAAGGTCAGTTGAAATGTGCTCGGCAATAGCGCATGAACCACCGTTACCTATAATAAATACTCGCTTACGATGTCCAACAAAACCTTGTAGGCGCTGATACTCATGTCGCCATAGCTTAGTAATCTTTCTTATTGTACCTCTATCTTCACTATCTTCTATCTTTTGTAATACAGAAATGATGTCTTTGTAATAATCATTTTCTACCATGCCAAAGTCTCCAGATTCAAAACTACTCTTGATCCATACTTGTCAATTATAAATGGCATTTCTTGATAATCTGCCAGTGCATCCTTTAGTTTCTTTTTATCTTCAGCCCAAAACAAAAAGAATCCTCCGCCACCTGCGCCTATTACTTTTCCACCACCTGCTCCACCTATGGTTGTGGCGACATCATAAACTCTATCTAACTCTGAGTTACTAATGCTACCAGCAAACTTTTTCTTCAACTCCCAGTTTTGTCTCAAAGCAATAGGAATAGCATCAATGTCTTTATATACTAAATGCTCAACTAACTCTTCAGCTAACTCAACATTACGATGCATGTTCTGAACGACTTCATTATCGCTTATAAGATTTTGTGTTTGAGTTGCTAGTATATCTTTTGACTCCCTTGTTATTCCTGTATAAAACAAATGTAGGTTTTCAGAAATGTCTCTTATCTCTTGATCGCAAAAACCAAAACCACTTACTCTATGCTCCGCTGCAGAAAACTCCATATGATTGAATCCACCAAAAGCCGCAGCATATTGGTCTTGTACTCCAATGGGCTTACCACACTTTTCTATTTCTATATAGCAAGCTTGGTCTGCCAAAGTTTTCTTACTAACGTGCCTACCTTCCAAGGTATGTAACGCAAGCAGCAAACCAACAAGAAAAGAACTGCTACTACCCAACCCAGTTCCCTTTGTAGGTATGTCAGCCCAGTTGATAATCTCTACACCATAATCTACACTCATAAACTTAAGAGTTTCCCGAATGAAGTCATGTTGTATATCATCAATTTTATTTACATCCACCACTTCATTGTCGGAATACTTTAGATAAACCTTATCGTCAAACCTTTTCTTAACCAACACATACACATACTTATTGATTGTAGCGGATATACAAGTGCCAGGATGCTCTTCGTAATACGAAGCCATGTCACTTCCCCCGCCTGCAAAAGTAATGCGTAATGGTGTCTTGGTTATAATCATTACTTTACAAGATCCCTAATTTTATCAATAATTTCTTCAAGCTCCAAAACCTTTGCGTTCAAGTTGCCTATAATCTTTTTATCAGCTTCCAACATCTCTCTAGCGGCATTGAATCCTTCAGTATATACAGGATGGGCTCTAGTTTCATCAAAAGGGAGTAGAAGTTGCTCAGCATCATCTATCTTTACGCCACTAACATCATCATAAATCTCACTCCGATAAATAGTTTTACCACCATCGGGGCTTTCGTAAATGTAATTTTCCTTTTGCATATCTATTTTCTTCGCATCAATTCTTTCGCGCATTTCAGGCGTTACTCTTACGGTCATTACAAAACCTTTCCCAAAGATTAGTTACAGTTTTACCTACTCCTTCACTAAAACTTATTTTCGGCTCCCAACCAAGATGCTCCTTTGCTTTATCTATATTTACCAAAGTGATTTGTGCTTCATTAGGTTGATCTGGTTGATAAATAACATTACCCGAAGCATTGGGATAATACTCTATACAACTATTGTATACAACTTCCCACACTTCGTGAATAGAATGATTCTCACCAGAGCCGCCATTAAATGTTTGTGAATCTTTTTTATCTTGCCTATGCTCCAATGCTGCTAAATGTAAGTCGCTCAAATCATCTATGTGTAAAAAGTCACGGCGTTTTGAGCCATCGCCATAAATAACACAAGCTACACCATTAAAAAGTTTATTAGCAAACGAACCAATAACAGGAGGGATATCCCTGCTTAGGTTCATCTCTGGGCCATAGATATTAGTATATCGAAACAGAGTTGTGCCTATGTCGTTGGTCTTCCCAAAGCTTCTTACAAACTGACTAGCTGCCATTTTTGTAATAGCGTAATACCCCATCGGAGTAATAGTGTTTGGAGCCATCCACTCGGCTACAGGATAATATTGTTCGTCTTCAAAACTATCGTATTCAGCAGATGTATCCGCAAAGTAAAAATGACTAGCTAAACTTTCTTTAGCGAGCTTCAACATATTGAGAGTTCCTTTTATGTTAACATCTATTGCTTCATCAATATGATCCCTACAATAATAAAGCTCCCCTCTTGCCGCTAAATGCCATACAGCGTCATAAGATTCACCGGTTCCTTTCCAATCTCTAACATCGGCTTCTTCAAAATGAAACCCCGACTTATGACCAATAAGATCAGCGATATTTGAGAAATAACCGCACGACATATTGTCAATACCAGTTACATGATGACCTGCTTCTAACAACTTTCTTGCCAGGTTAGAAGCCACAAAGCCACACACTCCTGTTACTAAATGTTTCACTACAACAACTCCTTATAAAGATCTAATTGTTGCTTCGCAATATTCTCTGGTATACAATTATCACGCCAGTTCTTAATACATTTTTCAGATATTTTAAAGTAATCAATCTCTTTTTTTATAAACTTCTTCATAATTCTCGCATACTCATCAACATCACCACTTAACACAACAAAGCCACAATCTTGAATAACTTCTATGTGACCGTTGAAGGGGTGACCATAGTGACTTATAACTGGCTTGCCATGAGAAAAAGCTTCCCAAACATTTTGTGGGCTACACTCACCATCTTTTCTACTATGTGCTAGGACATCAATAGTGTTGTAGAACTGGCTGATCCTTTTGTCGTCTGTGGTTCTCTCAATAAACTTTGCATTTTTGATACCAAGGCTTTCAATATCGCTTTTACATTTCGCAGAAGGGTTGACAAGAACAAAAAATACATTTTCTTCCTCAACCTGTGCAAAAGCCTTTATGTTAATAGGGTCATAAATATTTTCATCATCCCTACCTATTCTACCAAAAACAAAAGCATCAGCAGGAATTCCTAACTCTTCCCTCAAATCCTCCTGCCAAGGAAAAGCCGACTTCGGCGAAAAGACAGGAATACCTATAACGCTATGTCCTTCTTTGCCGGCTTGACCGGCTTGCCATTGGATATGTTTAGATACATAAATAACTTTACTTATGTCTATTGTAGTATCTTGATTTCCAAAAGTAGATGTAGAAACAAAGTGTTCCGTATTGGCTTTAACTTCTTTTACAAAAGGAAACTCTGGAATACCTGCAGAATACCGATGGATAATAAATGGCTTCTTATCTCTTACTATATTAATGAAGTGTTGCTCACCCTTATATGGAAGCATTCTTTCACCAAGTATTTTCTTAAAGAATTCTTCTCGCGATAAATCTCCATCTGCTTTGTAAGCTAAATAATGTTCAAACGTATTATCACGATCAAAGAAAAACATATTGGTCTGAACCATTTTTTCAGTTCCGCCTAATGTCAAGTCATTTAGGTGATGAATGACAATAGGTTTATTAAGGCTTCTCTCAATCGTCACTCCCTTATAACTTACTCTATTATACATTATGACCTCATGTAAGCTTCGATGATACTACCCTTTGATACATTATGTTGCTTCATATACATCTTTTTCTCATTCATATCATGTAAATGACCAAAACCATACTTCCCTGTATATCTGTATCGGGGATGACCATCTCTTTGCATTTTATACCATAACTCATCTGGGTTGCCCATCTTATGTAATGCATTAAGCACCCATTCTTCTACATTATGAAAACCCAACTGTGTGCCGTCATACTCCTGTTGCAGAAACTCTATCTCTTTACGGGGTGGATATATCTCTGCCTCTATTGGTAATAGCTCCTTTAAGAAATCTTTCTTAAACAGCATCAAATCAGTTAAAGGCATATCGTGTGATTGATGATAACCAGAACTAAATGGCTTTCCACTTTCAATAAACTCATCTAAAAGAATTTGATATTTTTCCTCAGAAAAGAAATAACCATCGAAGTTAGTCAAGACTATAATGTCTCTATAGCCCTCTAGTGCAAAGTTAAGACCCACATTAATAGCATCTAAAGCACCATATGCGTAACCTCTATTATCACTTATCTTAATAAAAGTATTTTCTCCAGCCCCCGATGGAACTCTATCAAGATCGCCATTATAAACTACAGTAAGCCATAAGTCATTACCATTAGCAAAGTTATGTCGAAGTATGTCTCTATTAAACATTAGGTCAATGTATTGATCATAACCTATACATATGTGATGAACATTTTTTAAATTTGCCATTTTATCCTATAGCCTTATAAAACTTTAAGCCATCTTCGGGTGTGCCATCTAAATGCTTCTCTATAAAATGTTTAGATTTCTTCTTAATAGCATTACCAATATTACCTTCTATTTCAACGTCAGTTTGCATATGGATGATATATGGTTTTACTTCTTCCAAGATATATAACAGCTCTGGTATACTGGCAAACCTTATTATCTTATCATCTCCTAATAAGTTAACAAATTCATCCTCTTTTGTCAAGTCACTATGTGCGGGTGTGGCTAATACATGACTAAACCCATCTTTATTATCTACAAGAAACTGAATATTATCTTCTAACTTTTTCACTCTATCATCATCAGCCAAACTTTCAACACAATGTATAACAACATTAGAGCTAGTATCTAGTTTTTGTTTAGCATCTTTAGCAGCTAACACATATTGGTCATGCTCTCTTTTCAGACCTCTTTCCTGTCGTGAGGCACTTTTCCTATGAATAATATGCTGACCCATTATTGCGGTTGGGTTTTCTGCTCCAACAATGCGCTCATGGGTTTGACCTACGTATCTACAGTTTCTTTTATAAAGACGCTGCTGATAATCGGGATAGTTAATCCAATTAAAGTGTGAAAGCTTCCATCCATTTCTTTCAACCATCTCTTGAGTTAATCCATCAACAATGTTTATACGAGGCACACTTACACAATCAGATTCATCAGCTACAGCTTGCGCTATGTGCCAAGATAACTGATTCCAAAAAAGATGTTCGTATTGCTCATCAGCGTCAATCAACAAGCGCCATTCTTCTGTAGTTGCATCTAAAGCAAAGTTCTTTTGAGTTTCAAAGTTATCTTCCCACTTATTCTCTAGTAATGTAATATCTTTGTGTGACTTCAAAACTTCTAAAGTGCCATCAGTTGAGCCACCATCTACTACAACAAAGTCTTTTTTAATATAAGGAGCCACATTTTCTAATGTGTCTTCAATGCAGTCCATATCGTTATATGTAATCATAGCGATAGAATAATCAACATCAGGCTTTTTCTTATGAGCAGTAATGAAGTTGAAAACATCAGCTATTGGATAAGCAGACTCTGGCTCTTGACTAAATGTATCTGTTTCTACATACAAGTTATCCCATATTGGAGATGGTCCTTGTGGCACATGAATCGGCAGAAAGAAATGGTTTTTCAAATAAACACAAATAGTAGGAAGACCACAACGTGCTGCAATATTCCACTCCCATGAGTTTGTTGTTATGCACCCATTAGAGTTATTGATTACTAGAATGGTTTCTTCAATAGATCTATCAGTAAAATCTAAAAAGTCTATATTTTTCTTTTGGCATTGTTCTGGCAAATCTTGAAGGTCTTTTTTCAATCCAATAAAGATAGGAAAGAAACCGTCATTCTTTAATCTTTCAATAAGACAAACCCATTTTTCAGTTGACCAAAATCTATTGTTTTCTACATCATGCTCAAAACCTTCAGCATTACCTTCGGTGGTAAAAGGTTTTATGACTACTGTTTTTGTATTAACAAAGTCGGAGAAACCTTCTAACATCTCTGGTGTAGAGCTAGTATTATAGGTATAAGGAAATGCCATTTCATACTGCATAAAACTGGGTTCTTGATTTGAAAAAATCTCTTTACAGAATGACCATGTTTCATAAACGTCGCCGCGAGATTCTTTAACATAAGTCTTTTTGATAAACTCTTCCATCTTATCATGTTGACTATGCCATGTATAGTTTTTAATGATTAAGGCAATCTCACCCTGTCTTTCAATCATCTCCTTCATTAGTCGTGGGCTTGCGCCAAACCCACCCAGAAGGAAGCAAACAGTATGGTTAGGGTATTTCTCTTTTACTGCGGGAATGCGTGTTAGATGGGAAACTACATCCCCTAAACCACAAAGAGCGTTGATAAAAAATATAGGCTTATCGCCCTTAATGGTTTCTATAAAACTCTTAGCCATCATTACTCCTTTCAGCCAAAATGGCTGCGGCCTTAGCTCTCGCTTCTTCTTTGTTTCCGCCATGATAAGAATAAGCGTGACCCTCTTCTAACAGAATGTCACACGCATCTATATCATCATCAAGAATGATGGAACCAAGCACCCGACCATATTTCCCAAGCTCATGGCTCTGTAAAACAAACTTATTTCCATTATCCTCTAGTATCTCAATCAAGCGTGCCTTAGCTGCTAGCCCCTTCTTCTTTTCTTCCATATCTCTCGTTCTTGATTCCCAAGTATCAATGCCATACAACCTAATACGCTTCTTTACAAACACATCAAAACCAATGTCGATTTCCGCATCAAGCGTGTCCCCATCGACTATTCTAACTACTTTTGCACTATATTCAAACATTTATTGTTCCTCGCTATTAATTCCCATTGTCTTCTTCAAAATAAACCAAAGAATAAAACTAGTAACAAATACAAACCCACCAATAGCTCCTACACCTTGTAGCTGCGATAGAAAGCTTACATCTTCTTTGAAAATGCCCACAGCTAATGTTCCCCAAATGCCAGGAACCAAGTGAACGGAAAGCGCTCCAACAGGGTCATCAACTCTTACCTTATCAAACAAAGGTGTCGCAATAAACATAATAACACCACCAATAGCTCCAATCAAAACAGCTAACTCTAAAGATGGGTAGTCGGGACCAGCAGTAATGGCTACCAAACCTGCCAAAGCTCCATTCAACATAAATGGAAGGCTAACTTCTTTATTATCGAAAAACAGGCCGCGGCCTTTTTTATGAGAAATTTTGATTACTGATAGAGCCAGGGCAGCTAACGAACCAGCTACTGCTGCAATGTGAGTATTGGCGAATACATTAGCAATAGCATCAACATCATCTTTAGAAGCCATCGCAAGTTGAGAACCACCATTAAAACCAAACCACCCTAACCACAGAATGAATGTGCCTATCGTGGCTGCTGTAAGATTAGAAGGTTCAAACTGCCATGTGTTAATTGTTCCATCGCTATTATACCTGCCTTTTCGTGCTCCTAAAAGAATAGCACCTGCAAGGGCTGCCCAACCACCAACACTATGAACAATAGTAGAGCCAGCGAAATCACTAAACCCTATCTCACTTAACCAACCACCACCCCAAGCCCAAGCGCCTTGAATGGGATAAATAATAATAGACAACACAGCTACTACAATCATAAACGGCCAAAACCTCGCTCGCTCAGCGATGGTGCCAGAAACAATAGAAGCAGCTGTTGCTACGAAAACCATTTGAAATAAAAGGTCTGCTGCTGATGAATGACCAATACCTTCAAAGTTTCCATACATTATACTGTATCCACCAAAAGCAAAAAAGATAGCACTTACACAATATAACCCTACATTCTTCTTAAGAATATCTACTGCGTTTGCTGCCCTAACTAAACCACACTCCAACATTGAAAAACCACAAGCCATAAAGAAAACCAGTGCGCCTGAAAACAACAACAAAAATGTACTAAGAATATACTGTATGTCTAACATAACCTATTAAGCCTTTCTAATTTTATTTATTATCTTTGTAGATGAAATGCCTTCTATCAATGGTGCTGTTATTACCTTGCCACCATAACTTTCAACGTATTCTTCTCCTACTATTCTATCTGTTTCTGCACAAGCTTTCTTTGAGTAGTTGCCTCCCTTAACCAGCACACTAGGTTTTAATGCCTCTATTACGGGAAATACACTTTTGGTATCAAAAACTACAATATAATCTACCCACTTTATAGCCCCTAAAACAGCCAACCTATCTTCTTCTTTCATAGCAGGTCTATCTGGGCCTTTTAGCTCTCTAATGGTTTTATCATCATTTACACCAAGAACTGCTGGCCGACCCATTATTGAGTGTCTATAAGCAAACTTCAATAACTCTATGTGACCACGATGAAGAATATCAAAACAACCATTTGTAAAGACACAATTTTCTAATCCATCTAAATTATCTTTTCCAAACCTAAAAATCAAATTAGCCATTATGAGATTGCCATTCAGTAGCTCTTTTGTAAAGCTCTTTACAAGTTAAGTCAATACCATGATCAACACTTACTTCCGGAAAACAGAGATACTTGTGCATTTTCTCTACATCCGCACATCTTCTTTTTACAAGATTGGGATCATGATCTTCATACTTAACATCAATAGTAACACCATCTCCCATTAGTTTTTTCATTCTATAAGAAATCATTTCAAACAGATTAATAACAGAAGTTTGGAATCCTGTGCCTACATTGATAAACATATTTTTACACTCATCATTATTCAATGCCGCAACATTAGCTCTACCAATATCAGCCCCAAAAATCATATCCATTGTTTGTTTTCCATCACCATAGATAGTAATGGTTTCGCCGTTAGCAATAGCATTAATCCATTTGGGAACGATTTGTGTATAGACATTAGATAAACTTTGTCGAGGACCATAGACATTGAAATATCTTAAGCCCACAATGTTTAAGCCAAAATCCATAAAGGACTTAGCAATGTATTCTAATCCAACCTTAGATGTTCCATATAATAATACACAATCATCAAAAGGATAATCTTCTTTTGTGGGGGTTAATGTAGGAGTGCCATAAACAGAAGCAGAAGAACTATACACAACCTTATTAACATCAAACTCCAAACACAATTCAAATAACAAAGCCCCACCATACACATTGACTTTAACGCTTCGGCTTTTATATTTGTTAGAATCCAAAGTAAGATAGGACGCACAATGAAAAACATAATCTGGACGATACTTAGAGAATGTCTCTCTCATCAATGATTCATCAGTAATATCTGCCAACACTGGAACTATAGAAATATTACTTTCTTGAGCAATAGACATTGATTTTTTTAGGTTATCAACCATACCGTTGTAAAGATTATCAACACAGATTATTTGTATGTTGTCTCTTGTTTTGCAAAGCTCTTCTACAATATAGCTTCCAATGTGACCATGCGAGCCAGTTACAAGATAAACATCACCGTCAGCGTGTGTAATATCACCACCTAAAAAATGATCAACCATTAATGATCTTTTCTCTCATAATCCCACATTGCCATATAGGGACTCATTCTTTCTTCATCCGTCCCATCATACTTATTAGTGATGTGATAGATAAGTATAGCAGGTTCGTTGGTATAGTTATAACAGCCGTGCCACAAACCAGTGGGGATATACAAAGCTCCATCATTAGCGTTTCTTTCACTCAAATAATGCCACCTAACTTCTGGCTCGTCACTCCAATCATCTAGTCCATATTTTTCTTTAATTTGCGGCCATTCCGCCACAAAGGGGGCTTGATAATCTTCTATGGATTTCACAACATCATCTGGTCGAAAAAAATCAAAACCAGTGTTAGGCATATTACACATACCAATTTTTAGCGAACCCTTTATAACCAACTGATAATCAGCTTGCTGTCTATGTCTATGCCACATAGCAGCTGCTTCAGGCTCAATGACAGAAACATTTATATCTCCCTTACCGATTTCCGGAAAAATGTCGCAGTATCGGATTCCTCTATCATCCATGTGGAATCTGCCACCATGTTTCATGTCAGTTGCTGCTTGTGCCATTAGTCATCTCTCTTCTTTGGGTAATCATCGGGATCAACACCCAACTCATCAAAAATGCTTTTAGCATAAGGGAAGAAAGGATCGAAAAGCTGAACGCCCTTCTTATGCTCTTTCGTTTCTACTCTACTCAAAGCTCTTTCTTCATCCGCCAGCCAGTCCAAAGCGTTGATTGCTTTGTCATCTACGAACACATCCACGCCGCCGGGCTTCAAACCAACAATAAGCTGATCGTATGGAATACCAAACTTGTTGAGTTGCTTCTCAGTAAAATCTCTCCAATCTACCTTACTACCCGAACCTCTGGCTGTCATAATAATAATATGATCGCCTCGATCTTTATATCCTCTTACCTTGGCAATAGCTTCGGGAATAGGCGTGCTGTTTTCGTAATCGCTACCTTTTGTATTAACAAGTGTGTTATCAAGGTCGAATACCCAACGCATCATAACCATTCTCCTTTACATATTAGTGATACTTATCTTAATAAAAAGGCAAACTTAAATAAACTCTTTATGCTTTATAGAGCCCGAAACTTTTTCTTTTGCCTCATTCAGAATACTCTTGAATTGCTGTTTATCTTCTTCCGTCTTTACCTTACTATGTTCTTCATATAGATACCAAACCATCTTATTAGATTCGTGTGGCTTACAGAGTTGTGTGCAAAACTTAAAACATTCTACATCATCTATTTGATGCATTACTGCTTGACGAGCCTGCAAATCATTCCAAATGTCATAGAAGCTGGCATCATGTAACGAGCCATAACTATACTGTTTATATCCTCGCTGGTTAGGGCAAACATAAACATGACCATCAGCACCAATACAGGGTTGTATCTGGGAACCTAAACACTTCTTATAGTGCCTGCCAAAAAGTTCTGGATCTTCACCCAAGTCAGTAATCTTGTAGCCATTCATTTGAAACTTGTCACCTAATATATCTCTAGCTTCTTCAACTAATGGCTCAACCTTTTCGTTCCAAAAATCAACATCCCGCTGAATACCTTCTTCTCTTTCACGATTTACAATCTCTGGTTTGAACTGGCAATAATCTAAATCAAAATCCTTAAACGCATTTGCGTAATCTACTATCTCTGTATAAGTGTCTGGCGTAATAACCATACCTACACCAATGTCTATTTTCTTACCATGCTCATTATTGGTATCTATTAAACGTGTAAGATTCTGTCGCATCTTATTCCAATCTTGCCCACGTCCTGGTCTTCTAATATGGTTGTAGGTTTCTGCTGTGCCAGCATCTACGGATATTCTAACCCAAGTCATATTTTTAACAAGTGTTTCAAACAAGTCAAACTTGTCTAATAGTGCGCCATTAGTAAACATACCCATAGGAATATTATTTTTTCCCATATACTGAATAGCGCCTTTAAGATGTTGGTTTAGTGTAGGTTCGCCGCCGCCAGTCCAGTTAACTGCTTTTACTCCCATGTCCACCAAGTCCTCGCATACGCTCATCAAAATCTCTTTAGGCATGATAGACCTATCAAATGTTTCAAGCTCTTTAGATTCGGGCAGGTGGATGTATGAAGAAATACAGAAGTAACATCCATGATTACAGGCATTACTTGGATCGATCTCAACCAACACTGGAGCAGTATTTTTGGTTTCCAAAAACTCCATTACATTATCTATGTTAGCAATGATTTTAGCTTGTGGATTAAAGATGTTTGTTCCAGAGTTTATATACTCTTGAATCTTTTCTAACATTACATTCTCCCTATTTCTTTTAAATAGTTTGCTAAATCATCTCTCAAATAGGGAATGGTGTCATCTTTATCATCTTGAAATGTATCTTCTAACTTTGTTGGATTCATGGGTGTATGCAACGGTCGCTTAAGGTTTGAATAAAACTCGCCACTCTCTATGGGATACACATCACCAAACCTACCTATAAGTGCCCCTATTTCTTGAGCTGCTTCATACCAAGTAACATCACCCCTATTAACTAAATGATAAAGACCATATACATCTTCTCCTTCTTTTCTGATCATTTTCTCTACCCACTTGGCTGCCGTGGGAGTGTATGTAAGGTTAATAACTTGATCTGAAACCACATCAGCCCTACCTTGCTTATCTAACTCATTCAAAATAATACTGGGGAAACACCTACCATTTTTGGCTCTACTACCCTGCTTTGAAAACAAGCCACTTACTCTAATATTGTAATACTTTTCAGCAGTAGTAGCCACAACTCTTTCGCCAGCATATTTTAAAATACCATAAAGATTTACAGGATTAGGAACATCATGTTCATTGTAATGCTCTAATGCTCTAAAACCCTCAACCGGCATATATCCGCCATCAAAAACATAGTTGGTAGAGAAGTTAATAAGAGTAGTGTCGTATTCATTACACAAGTTAGAAATGGTATGAAGCGAAGCGACATTTATTTCAGCTGCTAAACCAGGGTTATTATTAATTTCTTCAACTACATGATAAGAAGCGCCTTGAACCCAAACATCGGGATTCAAGTCATCAAAAACATAACTTACATTTTCAACATCTGTTACGTCTAACTCTTCTCTTGTGAAAGGAAATACCTCATACTCACAATGCTCTCCAAAAGATAACACATTTATTAGATCAGAAACAAGCTGCCCATTAGAGCCAGTGACCGCTACTTTTTTCATTCGGATGTAGTTCCCCATATTTTAGTTTGCTTCAAACGATTATTGATAATACGATCAACATTCTCTACCAAATCATTTCGCTTTTTGTTTGCGATACTAACCCTGTCGCAAGCGTCCAATCTGGTTTTATCGCTATTATTTAGATCGCGCCGAAGGTCTTCTAAATACCATAGCTCTCTATGTCGTTCATAAAGCTTATATAATGTTAGGATTAAATTATCGTTGTCCATTTCACCAACACCCTGATCATAAACTTTATGCTTCGCAAAGATCCCTGGTCTCTTTCCGTCCGCAACTTCAATCAACATTTTGCCAATCTCTTTTAGAAGATGGCCATCTTGTTTCATTAAATCCTGTTTGACTTCTCCATCAATCTTATTACCAAGCTCTTCTTTGCGAACTTGATTGATAATAAATAAATCCAACAAATAACCTGCAGTCATTATTTATCCTTTCTTCAACCTCCAAAAAATCATCTGTTCATCATCGCTGTCCCACTCACCATACTTTTCTTGTATTAATCCATTATCAGCAAGTATCTTCTTTAAACCATCAGAAGTGAATAAGGTTATGTGCTCACCGTTGCCAACCGGAGGATATCCTCTTGGATCTTGCTCAAATCTATCACTATCAATAATAATGGAGTTTAAGTAACACACGCCATCTTGTTTGAGTAGCTTGCTAATGTTGGCGATAGTGTCGCTAGGTGAGCCTACATAGCTAATAATGTCGCTTGCCAATATCACATCATACTTTTCTTCCTCTTCAATAGTGCCGCTCACATCTTTTACAATCAACTTATCAGAAATATTTTTATAAACCTCTTTACCTCTATCTATCGACATTCTATTAATATCATAGCCCGTAACATCAGTAAAGCCTTTCTCATACATACCATTAATAAAGATACCCATATTACAACCTAAATCCAAAATAGTTGGCTGTTGTGGGTTGCCGTTCCACTGAGTTTTAATTTCATCATGGATGCTTTCAAAGTTGTTTTCCCATATCTGATCTTTTTGCTCTTCATAGACCATAGAGATATTGATTCTTTGATCGGGATGATAAGCAGGATTCTCGCGATGATAGGTGCCAGTTTCATCTTTGTAATAAGCGAAGCCGGGAATCTTATCTTTTTGCGAAATAGAACCCGATATATTCATTGAAAACTTACGACCTTCTTGAGTAGAAAATAGTTTATCAATAGCGTCAGTAACATGAGACACTTCAACATTATTCAAACCACTGGATGGATCTTCTTCAAACAGAGGGACGAATGTTATTCCCTGCTCTGTAAGATTGAAGAACTGGCGATGCTTGATTCCATAACCACCATTGCTTGGATCTTCTACATAAATAATATCATCTCTATTTGGATTAGAAAGATATGTCAATGCTGCTCCATTAATAGCTACACATGGTTTATTAAAACTACGAGCGATATGAATGTTTCCATTGTCAGCGCCAATATAAAACTCACAATGAGCTAATAGATTAACTGCTGTTTTTAAATCACAAGCATGATAGGTTTTGTCTGTTCTATCAGTAACTTCGTAACCTGTCTCATAAACTTCATAACCCATACTTCTTACATAGTCAATAACTTCAGCATACTTTTCAACAGGCCATGACTTGCCAGGCCAACCACTACCATCAGCACCAACTACTACATACTTCTTATCAGTAATGATTGGGTCATCAGCGCAAACAAGTTGTGGGTGTTTATCTTTTACATCTTCAAACTCAATACCTGCAACTCTACTATAGGCATCTACAAACTGGCAGTTTAAACGACTCTCATAAGACAAGTCTAAGTCTATCTTCAACTGCTCAGGCTTATCATGCAACCCATCCTTGACTACCATTTCTTCATCAATAGTCTCAACCTTATCTGGTTTATTCTTAAAATACTCAACTATATCAGCCTTACCAGTATAAAGAGTAACAGGTGCGTTCCACTTCTCCTTGAGCTTCTTAATAATAGGCTCAACCAAAATAACATCACCCATACCCATTGTTCTCTTAAGAGCAATACTTTCAATAGTATCTTGGTTATTAACAATGTCCATAATCTTATCACAATATTCATTGTGATGAACACTACCCATAATAGTTGGAAAGTTATATTTAATCTCCAACCCTTCTTCGGTTTCGATTACCTCTTCTTCAGGCTCTGTTCTTTCGGGTGGTGCAACTTGCCCATAAAGCTCTTCCATGTCGGGTTGATTGGGTTGCTGTCCTTCTTCGTGGCGGCTCTTCCATTCGATAACTGTAATTTCATCGGGAATACCTCCGCGCAACTTCTTATCACCAATCCATTGCTTCAATACAAGACCGGCAAAGAAAACAGGTTGTCCTTTGTTATCTCTTAAGCACTGACCCCAATCAGTTTCAACATGACCGATATGACTTATTTCATCAATAATAATATGCTCAATCTCTGGCACATTCGCAATACGCCAAGATAGAGTAGAATAAGGGCTATCGGGGTTATCAAGGTTTCTCTGCTCTATCCTACTCAGAGAGAAGCCGTAACCACTATCTTTGTTATAGTTGTCGAGATGAACTTGAATGTGTCGAGGAAACCACAAACAGTTATTTGTAGTCTTATAAAAAACAACTTCACCTTCAGCCAATGCTGACAAAGGATCAATAAAGTTATTCTCTGGCTTATGAAATACCCACCGAACATCCAAATGTAGTTTAGAAGCGCGCTCCATGATATCTTTGCACTCTTCTTCTTCTCTAAAAGAAGAAACAATCAAATCAATCTTCTTATGAGTTTGCTCTTCTACGACATTCTTGATTACTGTATATAGACCATCATCATCTACAGACTCAGCAATAAGAATAACACTAACTAATGTATCTTTAGAGAAATTTGAAGTTGAAGTAGCAACAGGTCTGGCAACCTGCGCACGGCGAGACTTATTCTTTTTCTTCTTCTTGCCCATTAAAAAACCTTTCTAAAAAACCTTTAATCAATATTTACAACACTAATAAGCCTTGTGTTTATTCTCCTAAGCTTTTGTTCGCCATCCTCTTCTTTGTATGTTACTAACAAAGTATTTCTATAGTCTTCCCATTCAACTGAAAACTTAGAATCAAGCACGCCATTATTTTGAATCTTCACTACTTCATTTAAAGCATTAAGCGTATATAAAGAATTGACTTCCTTCTTACGATGCAATGAAATGGTGTTCTTAATAACGTCCGAAAATACTACTTCGTCTTTAACAATATTGTAGGTAAGTATTTTTTTATATCTGTCTGACTCATCCTGTAAAATAAAAATCTTGCCACCAACAACTTCAAAACTGTCGGTAATCAAATCAATAGTAGATTTAACATTACGAGCCTTACAGAAAGTGGCTAACAATAGTGTGTCACTTATCTGCTCCATATCAAAAACCTTTCTTGAATAATATTAATAAAAAAGGTCATAATACTAAACCTGCCTTGCCATTTCTAACAGGGTTTGTATGTGATCATATACTACTGATTCATTCTTGCTTCCGCCATAAACCGCTTCGTTGGCTTCTCTTAATTTTTTAGCAAACCTTTTATCTAATGTCATTTCAAACTTAAAGTTGGCACCATACCCAACTCCGTCTTCACGCACTACTATTTCAGCTAATGGAATTATATCACCTTCTGGGCCTGCCTTATAGGACAAATAAGGTGGTGGACCTGGCTCAGCGGAAAGTCTTTGTTTTATTGTGTCGAAATCATCAGTTCCAAATATGTTTCTCATTGTCGCTCTATCCAATGATAGATCTCCAATAGCCATAGTTTCTTCGCCTTCGCCAACGGCTTTTAACGGAAACTCTGATCTAATCTCTTTTAGCATTCCTTCTTTTAGTTTGTCATTACTAACAATAGCTTCTATAGCTGCCGCATTATATGCTCTATGTCTACTATCAACTCCCTTCATAAATTTTTGTGCATCTTTATTGCCGGCCGCGGCCATAGCTGCTATGCCTGACTGTACCACATTGGACTTGGCTCTACTTCCCTTGCCTGCCATTGTATCTTCTAAAGCTTGAGAAAAATCTATTTTCTTCGATTTCATTAGCGCCTTAAACGCCTTTATCTCTGGAGTATTCTTGCCGCTAGATAATAACTTTTCAATACTACCACTTAATTTTTTACCTGTTTTAGCTAGATTTTCTCTTTGGGTACGCGCATATACATTTGGATTTATCTCATCGGGTAAGTCCGGATCCCATTTTGAAAAACTTCCAGTACCTGCATTGAGGAAGTTAACATTCACATCTTTCTTCAAAGATATTTCATCCAAAACATCGCCATCAGCGGTTCTTATTTTCATGTACATGTCTGTAGAAAAACCCTTATTTTTCTCATAGTCATCTAGCCCCAAGGCTTCAACATCATCTTTGGTGTCCCATGAAGTAGCTACTATTTCAGCATCGGGATATTCTTCTCTGACTCTATTTAGAATAGCTTGTCTATTATTTACAGCTGATTTGACCCAGCTCTTCGGTACCGATCTAGTACTATCTTTTTTCATGTTTGGATTCTTATCAACTAACTCATCAACATGACTATCTATGGAATTAATAAATGTTTCAAAATCTTCATCACTCATAGAGGCGCCCATCATCGTCATTAGCTCGCCAGCCTGAGCTTGAACCCTACCTGCTCCGCCAGGAATGTCACTATAATGACCCCACCTTTTTGCATCACCAATTGGTTGAGTATTTATTAATCTCTCAAGTGCCTTTACATACTTTTTAGGAAAGTTGGGATTATCTAAAAGACCCTCTGGCGCTTTGTATGCAGGTGGTGGTATGGGATTGGCAAACTTTTTGTTTCTCTTTTCAAACTCTTCATCACTTGGCTCTAATTCTCTTTGAAACTCTTCTGTTGTTGTGCTATCGACATCCCTTAAGGTTTTATCCTTATCCCCAATCATTCTGCGACCATCGGAATCTTTATTTTTATCTTTTTTCTTGTCGGTATCCTTCTGTGGTGGATCGTCGGCAACTTTTGCAAAATCAGAATCATCAGTTGATTGATCAGCCCGAGCCGAATCTTTCTCTTTTTCTTTCTTATCAGTATCTTTGGTAGGTTCAGCCGATTTTCTTTTTAGTTCTGCAGAGTATTCATCGGGCACTTGACTTTTCTTTATTTGACCGCTTTCAATACCGCTTTGTAGATTCTGCACTGCGTCCATATATACTTTTTGCTTATCTTGGCGCTGATTAAAATCTTTATGAGTCTTATATGTTAAGGCAGTACCAACCTTAACCTGTTTGTTATCTAATCCAGGCATCTTTTGATTTACAAAATCTTCATAACTAGAAGCCTCACTCATCATTCCCAATATAGTAGCTTCTACTAGAATGTCATCAATCACTTTGTTCATTATTAATCTCTTCCATTAAGCTCTTTAGTGATAAACTTACTCCAATAAATATCTTTTTTTCTTCCTCAACGACTGGCTTCTCTTCTGGTTGCTCTTCTTCTTCTACCACTACCTCTTCTTCTACAATCTCTTCCTTAATAAACTCATCGTTTAATACTGGCTTATTTTTATCAAACTCAGCTTCACCATTAATAAAACCATTAATATCATCAACTATCTTTCTAACTACAGAAATAAGTTTTGTTTTATTCTTTACTAAATAATCTTTATATTGTTCTTGGCTTCCATCAAAAACTATATCTTTAACCTTCAGATAGATGGTTCCATCACTTCTGCTTCTTATTTTGTTTCTAATATAGTTTTCAATATCACCTTTAAGTTGTTTGAAGTCATCGTCATTATGAATATAGCTATGCCTTAGATCTAAAATAGAGTTTCTTAATACCCACTGATACAGAGAGCGTACTCTATCCAACACATAATAATTACTAGGAGTGCTTATTTTCTTAGCATGCTTAGGATTATAATCATCCTCTGGCTTTTCAAACTTTTTAATATACTTTTTGAAATCATCAACCGTTTTATTTTTATTTATTTGAAAATTCATAGTTTAAATCTCTGTAAAAGTTTATTAACCTTATGTGCAGTGGGTTTTTAGTTTATCCTATCTTAAAAGATTTTAAAGTAATATTACCTGGTACAGTAGCTATATAATTCTGGAACACTTCAGAATCACTTAAGCCTCTAGTAAATATTCTAGTTAAAGATAGATCATGAGCTACCACTGCTCCATTACCTGCCTTATCAGATCCAAAGAAAGCTAAAGGATTAGTTGGGCTAGCCATAGCTACTATATTGCCAGTAGCAGCTGCAGGTCCAGTACCAGATACAGAAGATGTTGATCTAGCTAATGTAGTTTTTTCTCCGTTTATATATAATGATAAACCAGATAAATCTCCAATAGCAGAAACTTTGCCAGCAATATGATACCACCTATTAAGTTTAATAGGATAAGCTCCAGCCATTGTATTATCAGAAGCTGTAATAGAGCCAGCAGTAATAGAAGATAAATAATTACTAAACTCTATAATACCAGTATCAGCTTGTTCTCCATTACCTTTAAAAGATAGAGTAAAAGCAGGGTTTGTTTCATCACCGGCTATAGTAATAATGTTTTGAGTAGAGCCAGTAGCATGAAACCTAGCATAAGTCATAAATGTCATACCACTAGTAGCTTCATCTCTAGTATTAAAAAGACTAGCATTAGGTGCTAATCTATTTGTTTTTATGTATCCACCATTATCTAATCTAAAACCACCCTCTATTGGTCCTAAACTCCATCCTGTAACTGTTGCAGTACCAGCGCCAGGGTTTCCACCAGTTTGCATTGCACCTTTACCTGCGGCCTTACCCATCAACGCACCACTTAATCCATTAAAGGATCTATCATAAACACCAGTCAAGCCAGATGAGGTCCAAGAGTTTTGTACTTCCATCCTATTATAAAGATAAGTTAATATCTCTGCTTTACCTTCTTCTCCAGTGGGTGTAGTACCTCCTGTTTCAGTTTGCTTACCTAGTGGCCTTACTCCATTACCCATTACTTTCATATCTGCTAAAGTAGGTAACCCCGTAATAGTTAAATCGCTCGTAAATCTATTTTCTTCTTCTTCTAATGTTATAACCTCTATCTTACTGGTGTCAGTTTGATTAATAATAATATTATAAACAGGCAACCATGTAGTGCTTGTGGTAGAAATCAAAGTACCAGAGTTAGGACCAGCAGCCCAATCAGCGGTGAGAGTCGGCGCGCCAGCAGTTAAACTTTGTGCTTTTATTCTTGTACTACCAGTTAAAGAAGTTATGCCCTGAGAGCTTCCAATAGTTAAACCTATTCTTCCATCAGCGGAAACAGCTGTGCCAGACAACCCTTGACTTGGCAATGTGGATCGTCTTATTCTATACAAAGAAATAAAATCATCACCAGTTAGTCCCGGATTGTTAGTCAAAGTAAAAACAGGTTGATGATCAAAGTTTCCCTTATTGCTTTTAAAAGCTACTGTTGCTTCTATTACTAAATCTTTAGTTTCCATTTAATCCACCACGGCCCAGTTAATTTCGCCCGACTTTCTTATTTGATCGGGTCCAATGAATGTAGAGTCGTAATCACCTTCTTGTATTGATAAGCCATCTATTCTAAATAATGAGCCAGCGTTATCTGTTTCTGAAGAGTTAGTTAATGATTCAACTTTTACCGAACCAGTAATACTAGTTTCATCAGCATCAGCCGAACAAGTCAAGGTAAGAGTCGTAGGTACCCATGTAGTTTTATTAAAGATAGCGGTAGTAGAAGTAGAATTAGAAAGGTGACCTAATGTAAAGGTAACTCTCGCTGAAGATGAACCAGAAGTTACTATGTTTCTCATACCTATAGTATAATCATTTTTATCAAAAAATAAATTTCCATAATCTATTGTATGAACCGCTCCAGTTCCCGCACTAAGAGTATTAACAATAACCGCTGAAGATCCATAAAAAATATTTATAGAATCTTGATTAACAGCCGCATCAGAGTTAATCGCACTCCAAGTATTATTAGCAGATGTAACTAGGTTTTCCATACCCTCATCAATCAATATAGCATTATTACCTCTATCCTTTTCTTCTACAACAGTTAATCCCCCATGATCTTCTGTGCCACCAGATAGTTTCCAAAAATCTGTACATCTAACACCTCTTGTATGTACAGTTTCTTCAGAAAAATCTACAGCGCCAGAAAAGTTATAAGGTGTGCCGCTATGACCATAAGCTGTAACATCGGGAATACAATCCGCAACAGTAGCGAATAAGTCAATAGCAGATAGTGTTTCAAACCTCCACCAAGCAGCCAAATAATCTCCACTTGGTGCAAACTGATCATAAGTAGATTGTTCTAACTCATCAAACTCATCCGGCTTCAGGCCAATGCCAGTAACAGAAGTTAGTGCTGTTATAGAGTCTGTAGTAGCGGACATTAGCCATAGTCGCATCTCATCCACCCTGCCATCAAATGATACAGGATCATCATACCAATAACTTTCTCTCAATGAAGTAGAAGGAAACTGTGAAGCTCCTCCAGCTGGATTGGCTTTGTCTATCAAGTTATGACCTGTTTGCATTCTATCTAAAACGCCATCTCTATATATTTTAAAAGTATGTGCTCCACTTAATGCTGCCGTATCTGTAGATGATGCCGTAACAGTATGCTCGCACCACACATTGACCCAAGTATCCAAAGGAATACTACAAGCAGAAGACATAGAAAGATCATATATTGGTCCAGTGCCACCTAACCGTTCGCCAGCATAACTAAACTCAATAAAGTGAGCCGAAACAGCTGCATCATATCCAGGTGAAGATGGACTAGAGTCATTCGCACTTGTAGCGTATATTGTTTTACAACTATAGATTCCATCAAAACCACTAAAAGATCCAGTAGCGGTTCTTTGAATAGTAGCTTCATAATATTGTGAAGGGTCGTCTATGGCAGTAATAGAAGAATCAAGTTTTATCCATGCCTCAAAAGCTATATTGTTAGCTGTTGAACCATGCTTAACTCCTTCATTATCATCCCCAATAGCTTCAAGAACGATTTCACTACCAAGTCCCGCGGTTGTGGCTAACTTTACATAATCATCTATACCGTCTAACTCTAGTGATTTTAGAGAGCCAGTAAGATTACCATTTACATTATTTCCAGTTATGCCAGCAGCACATAAATAACTAGGCGTATCTCCAAACTCCAATGCATCTGGATCATCAATCAACCTTACATCAGTGCTTTGAGTAACGCCAGTTCCACTAGCGAAAATATTTTTAAACATCTATTTGCACCTTAAAAGTTAGTGGTAAATCATTTGGTTTCTTAAGTGGTGTAGCCACTTTTGCAACAGCCAATAAATCATTATTATTATTATAAAGACCAACTGTTGTTATGTATGGTGACCAACCAGCTCCAGAACTTACAAGTCCCGGTAAATATTGCGCTCTATCAGTACTAGCTGTTATTGTTGAGTTAGCTAAAATATTATTAAATGATTGGCCGATAGCGCCAATAGCAGGATCTGTAGAAGCACTAATAGAACTAATACTAAAACTTGATGGGTTTAATGTAAAGTTAAGAGCGTCAGATGAACATTTACAGAAAACACTTATAGTTGTGTTTAATACATTAGTCCTATACTTAACCGCAGTAACTGCTGTAGCCACTTCTCTCATAGTAGAAGAAGTAACCACAAACATTCCTTCATCAACTAATACTGCGCCAATAGTTCCATCTGCATCAACAGCACCACCATGTGCTGTTTTAGCTTTAAACTCACCCGAACCAGAGTCATAATAATCACCAGCCATATCTATACCAAAAGAGTTGGTTCCAGTTACAGTAGCCGTTAAACTTCCAGGCTCTATTTTAGTATCAAAATAAAGCTTTCTAATAGAAAATACACCCATAGCACCATTACCTACGATAGCAGATAATGAAGCGGTAGTAGTTCCGGTCAAAGTGTTAGTAAAGTGTCGTTGATTCATCAAACCTCCAATAACAAAAAAGTTACTGGAGTTACTACCTGTTACAGTTGCTGTATAAGCCTGTACCTTGTTTTTATTAGTTGTCATTGTGTGATCAGCTAAACCTAACGCAGAATTAAATCCGCTTAAGGTTACTAGGTTAGAAGTTTCCCAGTTGTTAAAAAACTGATCTTGTGGAGACAAACTTACATATGCTGTTTTAATCAAAGGATGAACAGCTACAGGCACTCTAGGCCCACCAGTAGATGAGTTATTAAAGATTTGTTGTGGTAGTTTATTCATTTCATACCCCTAAAAATCTAGCTTAACTTGAGTAGTCAAATTAATAGTATCATCTTTTTTAACTGGCTTAGCTAGTTTAGCAACAGCCAACAAATCATTGTTATGATTATAAAGACCAACACTTGTAATATAGCTAGTAGGATCATCAAACACTGGCTCTTCAGTTTCACTACTATAACCTGTTCTGTTGCCAGCGAAATTCATTTCATTACCACTTGCTGTAGCATTCAATAACAATGTAGCAATATTTTCTTGATTTTCAAACACAATCCGCTGGAAGTTAAATGAAGTATTATTAAGACCAGTTACAGCAAACCCCATATCACCCGTAGTCCCCGAAGCCGCAAATGTCCAGTTTAGTCGAGCAGTAGGATCATCGCCATCAATAGTTGCTAATCCTAAATCATAATAAACCAAACCAATTCTATGCTCAGAGTTATCAATACCTGTTCTCAACAACCTACCTTGAGGCAAATAGTTATTAACAGGCGAGTTCATAGGTTTCTGATCAAAATATAAATAATCGCGTGGAATAGCAGATACTTGTAAGTCTGTTAAGACATTACCACTAGTGCCACAAACTATATCCTTATTATCAAATAGCTTTACTTTGCCATTACCCACCACTGCACCTGTGTTAGATGATAATACACCAGTAGCATCGCCAGGTTGAGTAGATGCCGATAAACCACCTGCAATATCAGCGCCACTAACGCCATTGATATTATTGAAATACCACCAAGCTGCAATATTGGCAGCTGAAGTTGAAGTCAAAGCAGAGTTTTGAAAGTTATCATAACTAAGAGCAACAGAAGTGTTGGTTTCTTGATTTGCTGCAGATAAGGTTAGCTGCTGTCCAACACCTAAGTTCCATTCACCATACCCATCCTTGAGTCTTTGATTCCACACCCGCAAATGTTGTATCTGACCATCAAACATACCTTGTATTTTACCATCAAACTGAGTAGCTAAAGCACCAATGTCTCCCTTAGTATCGCCATTTGGTCTATTATAGTTAGAGGTTCCAATATATACATTGTTTAGGTTAAAAACACCTGCCCCTAACGCACCATACAAAGCAGTTTGTTTGACTGGTATTCTATTCTCTACCATATTAGCCTGTACAACTGGACCATCAGCAGCATCAGCGCCCGAAAGTCTCGGAAAAACCTGTTCTCTGTTTTGAAGCTTATAGTTATCAATATACCCTAAAACAATACCTGCACCTAACTCAGCATTACTAGAAGAAGTTAAGTTATCAAACTCATACATATCCCAACTTACTACAATATGATGAAACTGACCATCAAATATATTAATACCTACATCATTAGGAATAAATAACCCAGAAGCTTGAACATTAGCTTGAGCAAAATCAGAAGTAAAATCGCCGGCATCTGAAACTGTTCTTATACTAAACCTAAAGGCCGGCTGTGTTCCATCTGGTGAGTTGGTTAACTCCAACTTCATAAAATTGTCTTGGGTTAGTGATGTTGAAAAGTCAGTACCATTAGTGCCTGTGTTTAGCCTTCTAAAATATATAATAGAATCACTTCTAAACGGTCTAATAATAGCCTCTATAGTACAGGCAGTTCTTACTGAATCTAAGTTAGGTTGAGTAGTTTGTTTAGCGTTACTGCCATTCCTTTGTACATCTACACCAAAAAAGCTTTTCTTAGTAGTAGATGCTATACCACCAAAAGGATTTTTTAACTCCAAGGCTGTAGTAAATGCCGACACATTTGGAGTTTGACTTCCAAACAAAGTGGTTCCACTATATGCCGTATTAGCAGAAGCTCCATTAATAGCTCCTGTTATAGATGTATTGGAATCATTAACTTGTAGTCTAAAACTTTGTGGCTTAATAGCAGACTTAAATAAATCTTTACGAGTATTAATCTCTCTTACTACGTCTGTCTTATAACCTGCTGAAGATGAACTATCAAGAGCCGTAGCCGCTACCGCTCCACCAAACTCCACCAGATCTTTATCTGCTCTATAAAGATAGCTTTGGCAGAAACGAAAAATATCTTGATGACTCTTAGAGCTATTAGCGTTTGTATCTGTGGCAAAAAATTGATCAGCAGAACTTAAGAAAGCGCCATCATAAACTTGTGCTGTTAGAGTAGTTTGCCCCGGTAATACATATCCATCAAAGTTCCAGTTATATTTTACTTCCGTCAGAGTTGTTATGTCAAAACTAGGGGGTTGGTTAGGATCAAAAATATTTACTTTACCAAAACTTCTTACACCTGTAAAAAAATGTAAAAAGCTGGCGCAAGGGCTGTCTTCACTAAGAGAGACATTTGCGCCCTTGCTTGTAGCAAACGGTTGTTGATCTTCCAGACTAAATGCTTTATATGCCATAACATGCGATCACTATTAATATTGTAGTCTAATATTAAAAATTTTCTCCGTAGAAAAATCCTTTCTTACCGGAGGCGAAGTTTTTGCTACCGCTAACAATTCATTATCACTATTATATAAACCTACAGTAGTAATAAAGGTAGTAGGATTGCCAGTAAGGTTAGAAGAAACAGAACCATCAACGGCATTTGTAATAGCAGTAGGATTGTTAGTAAAGTTAAACTCTCTATTAAATGCTCTTACAAAGAACATACTTCTCTTTATCAAATTAAGGCTTGTAAACTGAAGATTATTAACAGCAATAGTGTTAGCTGTGGCTCCAGTTCCAAACTGAAAGCCTGAAGTAGCGGCATCTAGAAAGTTAGTATTTCTAGAACTATCACCACCATGAAATACCAAAGTGCCACTATCGTAAAACACTGTACCTACAATGTTAGTAGTTTGCGAAGCTTCTACCAAGTCACCTTTTTGTCCCACACTACCCGACACGGTTGTCTCTGGCACATCAACAATAACCTTATTCTGTGCAGTTCCAAAACTAAAAGTAGCCGTAACACTACCCGAAAGAATAGCGTCATCAGTTGTCTCTCTACCAATAGTAATAACTCTCGCGATACCCGAAGTAGTAACATTATTCTGGGCTACTGGTATGGCATTAGCGGCAGAAGACGAAAAGAAATAGTTTGATATATTTCTAAACGCTGAACTAAGAGGTGTTGTAGTAGTAGTGCCCTGAGAGTTAACCAAAAAACCAGTAGATGTAGCTTCCATAACAAAAGCGGCAATACTTCTATTCTGAGCAGCAGTAGGACTTGTTATTTCATAGTTAGTTTTTGATATTACTGCTGCAGTTGTAACATCTCTATCTAAATCGAATGTGTTAATTGCCATAATTTATTTCCTATGTTGTAGTGCCTGATGCGCTTACAGTAAGGGTTACCTCTTTTCTTGCTCCGGTGTTAATGCCTGTTATGTCAATAATGGTAGTGCCAGACTTGCTACCTGCATTAGCACCTGTTCTTATTGTAAAGGTACCTACAGCATTATCAACTCCAACAGTAGGTGAAGCCAACCTTGCAATGTCAGGATCTCTAGATGTAGCTGCGTAGCCTTGACCATCAGTACCATTATCAGTAGAAACAGTAATACTAAGATCGTCGCCATAATCTACAGTACCAACCGTAGGAGTAACACTTAGAGTTGCAATCTTAAGCGTCCCTTGTGGTAATGAAATAAGTCTATAAAGTAGTGCGACATTTTCATTTGAAATAGGCTCCAATACAGGAAGACTAAGGATGTCTGCATCTTGATTGGTTGCCTTAGTAGCATCATAAAGCTGATAATTTATTTCGTCATCGCCAAAGGCAAACTTAGTAATCTGAAAACTACCATCGTTTTTTGCAAGAAGCTCCCTGCCCTTACGAGTTAAAATCGCGTCGATGACTGCGGTTGTTGAATCTAAGAATGCCATAGTATTTCCTTTTCTTTTATTTTAATAAATAAAATATACAAAATAAATAGTTTTTAAAAATAAGTTTAGCCGCTAACACTATCCTCAGCAGCGGGTTTCTTTTTAGGTGTCTTTTTAAAAGCTTCTAACTTTTCACTTTCAAAGCCATCTTCTGTTCTATACACAATAGTAACACTTTTATAATCTGAAGCAGTTTTTTGAAACTTCTTAACTACATTTAGAAAAGGAGTTATTTCATTAGGAACAGAATCAATATAAATAACTTCTGGCTTGTTCTTTATTTCTTGCTCTAATACTGTTAAAATATCTCGTTCATTACGAACCTTAACATTATGAATCTTGTTTAGATCCAAATGATCCCTAACAGAAGGACTCCAAAATGCTGGCTCATCTACAGTAATAACATTCTTGGAAATACTAGAAAGCATTAATGTAGCAAATCCTGCCTTGGTTCCTACTTCTATAATATTATCAATATCATCTGGATGGTTTTTAATAATAGTATTTTCTAGTTCCTTTAACTCATCATTACTAAACTGTTGATACTTAGAAATATATTTGTAATCCATTTTTTATCTCCTATGATGTAACCCTTACTCCGCCTTGATCGGCAAGTTGTCTAATAAATTCAGTATCCTTTGTTGAGTCAGTATTTACAGCAACTCTGAATACATTAGCGTCATTATTAAAAAGATTAACTATTCTAATAGGCACAATACCTATAGAGCCAGAAACAGAATCATCTACTCTTGCTTGAGTAACGCCAATGCTAGCATTAACAGCAGTTAATGATGTTACGACACGGGCTAACCTAAGCTCAAACTCTACAGATTCTGTTTCCAATGTGGATGTAAGTTGTGTGTCTTTATTTTTTATAACTCTACCTTGACCTTGTGATATGTTGCCAATAGTAGCTTCAAAAAAGTTAGTTCCATCAGCAGACGCCGGAAACTCAAACCTTAAGGCTGGTTGATCTGTTTTAAAAGAACGTCCTTTGGTTAGTAGTCTAGCTGTGCCTTTAATAATAGCTCTTACATTATTATCAATAGGTGACGCAGATGGCGAAATCAGTAACTTATCTAAAGTAACATCAATAACAGAAGCTGCTCCAGCCGCAGGCATAACTTTTACTGGTAGAAATCTTCCAACTCGGGTTGGTGAAAAACGAGGAGCATTAACAGTGCTTCCTGTGGATAAATTAGGAATAGCTCTATCTGATGTAACAGAGTTGGTTATAGTCTGTTGAAGCCCATCATACATATAGCCCATAAATGAAGCTGTAGTAGCTGCCGATGCTGCTAACGCTGTCGTATTCGCACTAGAGGCACCAGTAAGAGCCAAGTTACTTCCTGTATAATGAGTATCAATAGCAATATATTTCGTTTCTACCGGAAATACACTAGGTGTTTGGTTATAAGAAACTGCTGCTACATCATCAGAAAGATGACCAATGTCTCCACTTGTGGTAGGTGCGCCAACAAAGCCGGTGCCGCTTGACTCTCTAAAGCCAAACTGCCTTCTCATCTTTGATCTTTCTAATAAGTGGTTTTCTACAAAAAGGCCTTCAGCTAGTAGTCCGCTTTTAGCTGGCAAAAACTGTTGAGCGAATTGAAAAATACCACCAAATGTATCATTAAAGTTTTCCATTCCTTTAACAAACCTATTCAAGTCAGCTAACCCAACCGTAGATCCAGTTACACCTTGACTTTTTCCAGTGAGCGCCCAACCAGTGTCGCCTGCTAAAGTATCGCCACTATTAACTGCTAACCCCCATTGAGAAGTTATTTCGTGCCACCTCTTTTGAAACTCTCCTTTATAAGAAGACTTATACAAGTCTTCGGGATCGCCCAATAAGTTAGGAGGCGAAATGTTATTAAAATAATTTTTAATACTTCTATTAATAGCGTTTATGGGATTCAAACTAATACTAATGTATCCTGTATCTTGGATAGCTCCATCAATAGCATCTTGGCGTATTCTATCATTGTCTGCAGCAAGCCCTGCTGGCTTATAACCAGCTATCTTTCTCATATCACTGAATACCCTATATCTCTTCGTAGAGATGTCAGAGAAGCTTACAGGAGTTGCAGAGTTACCTGCAGTAGTAGAGTCTACAATAAAGTTGTATGGATTTTGTAACACCATATCCTCTTTAAGTTTATAATGAGCAGACAGGCTACTATAAGTGGCGGCATTACTAATGCCGGCATATGTATCTGTAGCGGTTGATCCTTGAAACGAAACTGATTCAAAGTTTTTAGTATGTTCTTCCAAGTCAACCTGCTTCAAGGCCACATTCCACACTCTAACTTCATGCATATACCCTGTAAATCTCGTATCACCGCTGCCAGGAAAATAAGATGGGAAAGAACTAGAGCCACCACTAGAACTTAAGTTAACTGCTGATAAAGTGTATCCCGTAGTTTGACTTGTTGATGCAGTTTCGGTTACTACTGATTCATAACCCCCCGATGGAGTTGCAGACAATACCATCGCATATACATTAATGGTATCACCAGAGCGACTCACTGCTACATTTAAGAAGTTATTAGCACTACCCGCACCTTGAATAAAACTTGATATAGAAGATTGAGTAGTTTGAGCCGATAAGGAAGCAGTAGCTACAGACTTAAACGATACTTGTCCCGATGGGTCTAGCTCGATACGATACTTTGGATGAACAAGTAATGTATGCCCTGTAGTAGAAGTTCCCGTTGCCGATACTCTCATCTCAATAGTAAAGTTATCACTAGGTTGAAAGTCAAAAACAGAAGCTGACTTATTAGCTACCGTTTGAACAAAGTTAGAACCTGTAGCATAAAGGGCTGGTACATCAACTTCTTCTACTTCCGTTACTTGAATGGGTTTTGCAAAAATAGAATATTCATTTACCTTCAAAAAGTTTCTATCTACACCGTATATTCTACCAATAGACTCCAAAGTTTCTCTTGTGCCTTTAGTTTTGATAAGGTGCATTACATTATTAAGTATTCTATTCCAAATCTCGTAGTTTATCTGTTGAGTTGTATATCCACTCGGTGAAGCCTCAATAATACTATCAACAACAGCACTCTTTCTTGCGTTTTCAAATACTTGAACCCCAAACTGTTTTAGAAATACAGGAATAAATTTGCTTGGAGTTCTATTAATCTCACCATAGTCTATGTTTTTTACTGCTGGTATTTGATTGGCAAAAGCTTTTATCTCATCTAGCTCATCACCAAAAGCGGCTAACAGCCGCGCCAACACATCTTGATCATCACCTGTAAACAATGTGGCCGGCAATAAGTTCTGTAGTTTCTCCGCTCTTGTAATAATAGTTTCAGCAGTAGAGCCAAAGATAACTTGAGAACGATGAACACCACTAGAGGTTCCTACTATTTCAGTAGCGGTGCCAGCAGTTTGATCTATAACATTAAGTTGTTCGCTTTCGTAGTTATGTGCCCTTGCAGAAATAGATTCTATCATTCCTGTTTGGCTACCAGTGATAGCATTGCTCGTATTTCTATATACAGCTATAAGGGGGACACTTTCACCTTTTTGATTTTTGGCTAAAACAGTATTGTTAGAAGTAGCATTTACATTACCAGAAGTGTTACCAGTAACGCCAAGCCTATCTAACACATACAAGGTAAAGCCATCAGCTTCTTTACGAAACTTATCTACTTCAAAAACTGCTTTAATTCCTGCGTTTGCATCACTGGTTAATTCAGCGCCAGCGGATAAACCAGAAAGACCAATAGGATACTCATTAATAATCTTCTTTCTTACTGAGTCATATTTTCTTACTGCATTACCAAAGAAGATGTGTTGAGAAAAATCATTATAGTCAATAAGAGGCAGAACTCTAGCGCTACGACCAGTGGCAGAGATATCTGCCAACTGACCACTAGCAGCACCTAGTCCCGATAGAGAGGCTACTAAACTATCAAATGTTATTCCATCAGCCATTTATTAATATCCCGACTTATAGTCTATGTCATATACATTACCTATTTGGAAGTTCCAATCATTCGGTTTGTCGTAATGTAATATTTCGCCCTTTGCGTTCAATTTTAACACAACTTTGTATCTCATGCCCTCATACAGCAAGCTTGCGTCCAAATCAAAATAGTTACCGTCTTTATCAAATGAAAGACCAAAGGCTGGCACTTCAACATCATTTGTTACTAACTCTCTTATCTCTACGGTGCCACTTTGAATAACACTATTGCTCATAGCTGTGCTTGTTCCCGTTACTGCCTGCCATTGAGTTGTCTTGTCTCTTACAAAGACTCTAACTCGTTGATACGTTCCCTGCTCGTATCTGTTTCTTAAGTTACCAAAAGATACTTCATAGTTAGCTGTCTTAAAGTCTTGAAAACCAGATACAGGTAGAGTGCAATCAAAAGAGAAGCTATTAGATATCTCTTCACCCGCGGTTGTAACAACCCAAGTATCCACAAATGCTGTGCTGCTTGAGGCAGCAATATTAATACCTGTAAGTGGGCTTGCTCCACCGGCTCCATTAGTAGCTGACCCAATAGCTAGCTTGTATATTCCTTTAGAAACACGACTAGCTGTCAAGTTTCCTCCTACAGCAGCTGCCAAACTCGTTCCATTACCACTTAAGTTAACATAGCCAGGAAATGGACCCGAATCATTTAAGTCTGCTAACTCACCATTTATCAAACTATAATAATACAAGTTAGCTGTCTTGCCAAACACAATACTATTTCTATTATCTTTTATTTCTCCAGGCCATTCCATCTGAATGTATGGCTGTTTCCTTGTATTGGTTTGCCTACTATAAAACTTCTTACTATAAAAACTTGAAGAAACTGTAGCCGTAGCTACGCCAGCAGAAGTTGCTTCACCGGCTGTTATACACTCTTGAGCGTCCGACATACGAACCATAAAGCCATAGTCAGCACTACCACCAGCAGCCACACTTGTTCCTGTAGCGTAGTTTAAATAAGCTTTGAAGTAATCTGTCACATCTACTTTTAAATCTTCTTGACCAGTTTCAAAATATTGAGAAGCACTATTAGAGTCATACTCTCTATTGTCCCAACCAATATATACATTACCACCAGTTCCACCTCTGTTATAGTTCCAAGCATTAGTATTAGAAGCGCTAATGGCGTTAGCATAACCAGTTTGACTAAAGGTGTCATTATCCACACCTTGACCTTCTGTCCAAGCAGCAGTTAGCGGAAAAACATCAAGTGTAAAGTTTTCAGCTTGAACTTGACCATGCTTTGCATTTTTCATACACAAGAAAGCAGTAACAGTAGAGTCTGTTCTTGGATCAGGATATTTAGCCAAACTTACAATACTTGAACTTAATGCTGATAAGTCAAACTGTATTAATATTCTGGATCTTTGTTTTACTGGATCAGCTAAAGTAGAGTTAAACTTAGTCCATGTTTCCAATATAGGAGAAGCCCCAAAGTTTGATGTAACACTTTGTTCAGTAATCCATGTATCTTTAGTTGCAAAAGCTCTTGCTATAGTGGCCATTATGAGGTTCTCCCAACAATGTCAAAATTCGGATACTTGAGTTCCCAACAAGTATCTTCGGGAAAATATACAATTCCATTTTCAGTGTTAGCTGGTATATTACATTGATAAGCCGAATATGAGCGACCATCAATAATACCAGATTTACTTGTTATCTTAAAATCTACTACAGACCTAACTTTAGTCAGTGCCTGTAATCTAGATGTAAAATTAGAAATTACCATAGTAGCACCAAAGTTAGTATTCTCTAAAATAAAAATACGTTTCAACAAAACAAAACAATCTAACAAAGCATCATTAACATTAAAGTCTTGGTTAGGAACAATAGTAAATTCAATACCAATATCACAAATACGACCAGCTGTAATTCTTACAGTATCAGAAAATGATTTGAACTGTCTAAGATAAGTTTCTATATTATTTTGTAATGCCCCTGTAGGTAATGTTAATACGCCAGAAGCATTACGAGCTAGTGTAATAAGCTCAACACCCAATGTGTTATTGGGATCTTTTCTTGCATAACTTCTAAACACAGAGCCAAACTCTGTTGGCATTGATAAAACTCTTACTTGATAATCTTCTAATGTAACTGCTCTATTTTGAGAGTTAAAAAATTGTAACGCATTTTGTCTAATAGCTGTTCTTCCTTCTCTATCTGCGCCACCAATGGCTTGCTCAACATTACTAATACTTAAGGTTCCTAACACATTTTGAGCTACTACAGGATTAGAAGTAGAGAAATTAGAATTCTTAAATGAAATAACTCTCGACACAAATGAGTCCAAAGTTCTTGGGCCAACATTGGTAGCATTACCACCACCATATCTATACTTGATATCTATGGTAACATCTCTTGGCGCATACCCAAGCCCACTTGTTTTCAAAAAATTAGAAGAATCTACAACTGCCGGAGCAAAACCAGAAGGTGAGCCTCTTAGAGTGGGTGGTAATACAAAATCTTCGGGGTTTGGTATTATTTCAGAATCTTGTAAGTCAGTAGTCCCCGAACCAAAAATAATAGAAGTATCGCCGTTGCTTGATACATGACGAGTGAACCTATAAGGTATCTTTTTATATTGAAGAATATACTCCGCATCGCCCGAAGAAGAAGTTGTGTTTTTATATCCTGTAAATATTTGACCTTGTGCTAAATTATCAACTTCAAAATACTCTTTACCATCCGACGCTGTTACAGAAACTATCTCTGTTATATTGCTATCGGGTAAAGTTAACTTTAAAAAAGGAATAGCATCGCCAACTTTGTATGAAAATGTTCTCGTAGAGCCAGCCATAGCAGAAAGGCTTGTGATAGAATACTGAGTAGTGTTTCCTATTTTTGTTGTGACTCTATTGGTTGCGCTTCCAAAATCAGCATCATTTAAAGTTTCAAACTCTATTGAAGGTTCAAAGTTAGTAACAACCTTGGAACCCTTCTTTAATACAAAAGAAGAATCACCAGAAGTAGCATCATCAAAAGTAGCACTAACTGATAGCTCCACTACAGCAGGTCTGGCAAACTTGGGCTTATATCCTAAGTTTTGAGCCAGAGAAAAAATATTCTTTTCTTCTATTGCTCTATCTAAAAAGCCTTCATTAACCTGCCTATCAATATAGAACGACATAGTGTCGCCTATATAAGCTAATAGCTCAACAATAGCCATTCCACCAGAAGCATCATTAAAGTCTCTATAGTCATCTGGAAAATATCTTTGCAGATAATCTATTAGATCCGCTTTAATAGAATCAAAGTCTTTTGAAAGGTAACTAATATTAGGCGTTTGTTTAGTTGCCTGTCTTGTTGATTGATAGTCTGGCATTTTTTATCTCTTTGTATGTTGTTAACTCATCATCCCAGCTGTAGTTGCTGTTTGAGTAGCATAATTTAAATCTATCATATCGGGTATCCCCGCATATTCAAAAGCCATTCTTACTAAAATATCATTTGGATTTAGTGCCGTTCCTCCTGGCACTGTATCTTGTGTATATACATTTATTGATAACATTGTAACCTCTGGCATCCAAGTCTCAAGAGCACTCTGTACTTCTGCTCCAATTTGAGCTTCCATCTCCCCAGTATCAACCTGTTCAAATAACTGACCCATAAGAGTAGGAATGTTGGTTCCAATACCTGGCTGAACCACTCTTTCTCCCTTAACTGTCATCAAAAGAGTTTTTATATTCTCTCTAACAGCAGCAGTAGTAGTATTGTTCATTTCAAAAAAACCTCTACGATAAGAACGTAAAGGAAATTTTAAGTTTATTCCCATAGCATATCTCTAGTTTATATATTGTCTTTGACTATATACTTCTTCAAACCGTTCTATCAAGGCAATAAAACCATCTCTAGTCGCATCAAAGCTATCTTTCAAATCATTCATATCATTTTGAACTCTATCAGTTACTATATCTGTTTCAATAGTAGTGGTGTTTCTTGGGTTAGCAGCCCCTCCAATACTTATCTTTTCATATTCTATTGTCTTTGTTCTTTTTTGCGTTCTGTATCCTCTATTAACCGCTTTATCTGGCTGAGGAATCCTAATAAACTTAGATGGAATGGTAACACTTGTTCCAGGGGTTCCGGCAACTTCTTCGGTAACAAATTTTGGTCCAATAGGAGTCATTACTGTTCTGCTCACACTTCTTGAGCCAGTTCCTGGCACATTCACTGTAGTAGCAGGTACAAAAACACTAATAGGTGGTTGTGGCTCCATCTTAATGCCCAAATTAATCAAATCAGTAAAGCTAACTTCTTTATCGGGAATATCAATATTGATTTCTGGAATAGTATGAGTATGATTTAGATAAGAATCAAACAATATGCCCATAGTATTAACAATACCTTTAACAGACTCTAACATGCCCCTTATTAACTGATCTTGTTCCGTAAAATATTCTTCTAATTTTTCTCCCAACACCTGCCTATACATAGACTCTTCTGAATCAGTAGTATTAGATACATTATATATTTCATTCGCAATATTAACAATAAAGTTTTTTCTTTTTTCTACCAAAGTAGAAGTATCTGGAACTTCTGGTATAGAGCTACGGGTTATTTCTTCTACCAAATCATCCGCGTTAGGAGTTTGTTTAGTAAATTGACTACCTAAAATTGAAACTGCGCTATTGGCAAAATGGGCAGTTTTAGTAGATGAAGCTCCTATAGTTGGCTGTACAGAGGGTTTATAGGTTCGTGTTTCCAACACTCCCATTTCCAACACCCCTGGCTTACTAGCGCCGCCCGACATTGGATTAAAGCTATGTTTTGTATAACTGCCACTCCGTCCTTGAACGATTACATCGCCCAGCTGACCAGGCAATTGAAATATTTTTTTACCCTCGACGCCAGCTGTATTTTGTTTTGACCTATCATGTAAGTCTTTAACATCAAAAGCCTTACCATAACGAGATAAAGAAAGAGGATTGCTTTCTCTTCTTTGCTCATTAGTAAGCTTAAGGCTCATTTTATCAGAATCATTTACTCTTCCTATCCAATACCCTCTAGAGTTAGACTTTATGGTTTCGTGAATAACTAAAATCTGCTCCCCTATTTCTGGTATAGCCATAATGGCATTTGGTATAAATGGAATATACCATTCGGGAATATCGTTTTCTGGAGTAGGAGTGCTACTACCTTCTCCAATAACCCTAGCATTAATAGAATATTGAGGTAGAAAGGCAGCAGTATTGTCGTTAGTATTAATGCCCATCTTAACACTAATAACAATAGCTCTTTTTAAAACAAAAAATTCCGGAACCTCCCACTGAAGCGCACTACTATATAAGTCTTCTTGGTAAGTGCCAGACTCAAACAATCTATCTATAGATGGGCTTTGATTCATTTTTCTTCTTCCGCTTCTGGTGGCTCTTCAGTTACTTCTATTTCTATTTTTCTTTTAACAAGCTCTTCTTCTAACTCTACCAAATCATTTCTTACTTCTATTGACTTCTTTCTAACATAATCCATTAGTTCAATCTGATCTTCATAAACTTGAATGCCTTGTAAAAATAAGTCTGCTATTTTTTCATCGGATACATCTTTAAACTTATCATTAGTTGAAGTAGTCATCTTTTAAAACCATATATGTCTGTTTTATCTTTTTAATAGACTTAGTTATCTTCCTACTCGGCAAGTCTGTTGCTTCTCTTACATAGACATATAGTTGTTTCTTATTATAAATATTGAACTTGTGATAGTTTTTCAGTATATCATTTATTATTTCTAAAACAGCTATATCATCCTTGTTTAGTGTTTCTTGAGCCATTAAACTATCAAAATGTTGAGTAAGCCCACCTATAAAAGCATAATCATCTTCCATCTTCTCATTATCTTGATAAGTTTCCATGCTCTTATCAAATACAACAGTATCAGCATTTTCGTTATCAACAAATACTTGTTTTTTAGCAGCATTAGCTTGTTGTATCATCCAGTTCTTTACAATGGTGCCAAAATAAGAAAATGATTTAGCACCAGAAGTGGGATCAAACTTGCTCAACTTCTCATATAAGTGAGCCATAGCTTCATGTTGAGTTTGTTGATAATCAAAAAGTATTGTATTAAAGTTGTAGGTATAATAGATGTTTTCGATAAGTTTTAAAAAGGCAGGTAGGATAATTTCATTATATACCTTATGCTTTGTGTGTGTATCATCAACCGTATTAAACTCTATAATACCAGCCTCCTGTACTTCCCCCCAATATTTCATATATTTCCTTTCAAAATATAGTTACATCTTTATATTAATAATATTTACTATTTTTCTACACTAACCACTTCAGCCTTGTAAAAATCCCGACTTGGCATCAAACTCTTGGATGTATCTATCCAAGTCTCCTATTTCATAGCCAACACCAAACTCTGCTTTTGCACCTTCTTCAGCCTTACGTTGATCAATAACAGATGCCAAGCGATTAAGATCAGCGTTGCCTCTATAAGCCAACGGATTAGTTTTATCATCATTATTAACATATTCTACTAACTTACACTCTAAAGTAGTTGTAAAAGTAGATGCCGCTATACTTTCATTAACGCTACTAATTAAATACAAACCCTCTACACCACTTACAAGACCTTTTAGATACACCAAGTTGAATACATTCAAGCCAGTAGTGCCGTGAATAGTAAGAGTAGCGGTCCTTAAGAATGTACTTAAGACATTCCCATAAAACTTACTACCTGCTAATCTTGTATTTGATTCTGGATTACCTATAGATCCCTCGGCACTTGTGTCCAAATTAGTAAAAAACTGATTTTGTAATAATAACATCTTATTATAAACCCCTACATTTTGACTCATCATATCTTCAAGAAAACCAGTAGCAGCCTTAGAGATAACCGGCGCATTTTCAGCTAATAAAAAGTTTATAAGATTGTTTTTACCTTGCTCAGTAACAGTAAAGCTTCCATCTTCAGCTTCGGTTACTATCTTAAGATTTTTCAATCCAGCCATACCCGAAGTTAATCCCTCACCCAATATCTGTCTAAAATCATTTAAAAGCCCCGCAAAAGCAACAGGATCATTTTCTTGAGTAGTTCTTAATACTTCTATGACATTCATTCTTGCACCACCTACTACAGCAGGTAATCTAAAAGAAGAAAAAGCAGTAGGATCTATTTTAGAAGATAACCCAAAATTTTCTATCAAAGATTGACCGGTACCAAATTGACAAACCATAACCTTTTCCGAAGTGACTAAGCCACCTCGATTTATACTTCTTCCTGCTGCTATGATGCCACCTTCATCAGATGCATCTATTCTATTAATATCAAATTCTGTAAATACTTCTTGTATTACACCATCATAATTCATAGCACTAGGAAAGACATCAATATATGAGTTATCTGATGGTGACGGGCGCATAGATAACTGTATAGATGGAGTTACCTCTCTAGTAGAAGCAAGAACTTTTTTTAATAAGTTATGTAAAGGAGCGTTTGGTTCTGAAGTTAAAAATTGCCTTATAGTATCAATCTTAACAGGTATTTCATAAGTAGTGCGTATAGGCAAATTAGAAAATTGAGTACTAACATCAGAATTATTCTTTTGTCTTTCTAGATTGTCTATTCTTTCATTTATCATAGCTACTCTAGCATTTCTTATTTGTAACTCTCTACCAGTTTCACCTTCTAAGGGCTCAGGATTTTCTGCTGTTGGTCTAACGCCATTTAACTGAATAAAATCATCAACCACAACACCTCTAACATAAAAAGGCTCATAAACTGTTGTGCTCTGTGAAGATAGATTCATCATCTCAAAACCTCTTGGACGACGATTCGGCCATGCTATATAGTACCATCCCTGACTTACCAATTCATCAGAATCAAGTGTATTAGGGTTATCCCATGGAACTTCTTTATTATTGCCATAAAACTCATGTAATGATTTACCTAAAATAGTATATTCTAAATTTCCATCGGCGGGGAACCAATTTAACCATTGCACTAATCTTTGTACCAAAGCTTTTGGGCGGTCTATGGTTCTATTTTCATAAGGATTAGAATAAGGAAACTCAGGGAATACTGTATCACTGTCTTTTTTCATGAACTGACTCATATCCTTTGCCGACACATTATCTCCCCCATGCTTGATGTACTGCAGACCATAATCGGGCCCGCCCGTGCCCGGACTCCGTATGCCAAATGAATCGGTCAGAAAAGACGGGTAGCCGCCATCTTTCGCGAAGCCGAAGCTTGGTTTTTTTCGCCATAAAAAATGCCAGTCATTGCCCATCTCAGCAGCTGTAATCGCCATTTGTAAATCTTCGGGCCGCCATAATCTCATAAAACCCTCATCTCTTCCATCGTCGCCCCTGCTGCCAAGGTTGTCCAGCGCGGTTGGAATGCTCTCATAAGGACTAGTCTTACCATAATAATTTTGATGATCTTGTGAAAGTTTAATTTTATAAACAAATGGTGCTCTAATGGGCTGACCAGTATCCGATATACCGGTAGTTTGATATCCTACGACACTAGGTCCACCTTCGCCGCCTTTGCCCTCATAGAAGCGATATGTTGGAAACTGAACTTGGGTTTGAATAACATTACCTTTTAGGTTAGTATAAGTAGGACCATAAACGCCTTGAGATTGAAGACCTCCGCCTTCCACAAACTGACCAGCCCAATAAGCCTTTTGACCTGCGGTATTATATCCCAACGAAGCAACATTAGTACCTCTGTCTATAATATATTGTACAAGAGCATCGTCCCATTCTTTTTGTTTTTTCTCCAACTCAACAGCAGCTTCTACTTCTTGCTGACCTTGATTTTGCAATATAGTTACCTGCTCTGCTTCGTCTTCAACCGCCACATTTAACTCAACTAACTTTTTCTTTAAAGATTCTATTTCACGATCAAACTGAGAAGTAATACTGGTAGCAGATTGTTCTGGTATATTAATAATAAAAGGCTTGCCTTCCTTTTTTTGAGGTATAGCAGAATACTGGAACTTTACTCTATTATTAGTGGCAATTCTTAACGCCTCTAAAACTGAACCTAAAAAGAAAAATACTGGCTGTCTAAACACCTTTCTTGTTGTAGTGCCGCCATCCTCATCTTCAACAGCAATCTCATCTATATTACCTACCCCTAATTCTACTCTTCTAGCTATTTCAGCCCCCTGAGAAGCATCAAGTATAATTCTTTTTAATTTTGTTATAGCGTCCATGGTTCTCACCATCTCGGCATTCTGCTCTATAAGCATAGAAATTTTTTGTTCGGCGCTTGTGTCGCCGCCAGTCAGATCCGTTAGTTGTATGCCTGCAAGATTCCAATCGAGACTATTATAAATGCGTCTCTCTTCAGGGCTCATAAGCCTCGTAGGCATGCCAGCATCAACATACCTAGCAATATTTTCTCTAGCCTCGTGCCTTTCTGCCAATTGCTCTACGGTTACACCATCTGGGGCCATATTTAGAAAATATAATCTATCTTCGCCATCAGGTGTAACAATAAGATCCGCTGTCTCCTTATCAACAAACTTTGCATTTCTATTTGCGGCGTGTGTAGAAACAAAGTAACCATTTTTTAAAATCGCATATTTTGTATCTACAAACCGACCACCAGAGCTTATAGCATCTGCATTATAAACTTTTGAAAAATGATTTTGGAAAAATGCTGCTCCATCATCCGTTGTAACAATATCAAGCGTATTGGTGTCAGTATTCCATTCATCCCTAAAATGCTCTGCCCATTGTCCTATACCATCATCAGAACCCAACCCTTCTAAAGAGGTAAGCATTTCTTGACTATGAAACTTTATTCTATGTAACGAATCATCCCATTGATCACCTTCAGCACTTTCGACCTTATTAAGAAACTCAAACGATATTAAAACTAACTCTGGTTCCGTTTCCATTACTTGAGAGTATGTTTTTTCAAAAACTGGCAATATTGCCTGCCCATCTTCATACACTACTGATGGCACAGATATTACTGATGTACTTGTTATTAGGTCTAATACATTTTGCGCTATTGTAGGTCTTGATCCACTAAAATGTCTATAATTCACATTATTAGGATCTGAAAAGGCAGTTATAATTTTTGATTGCAGATCCACACCAAAAGGAGGCATATTTGTTATATAAGATGTTTCGCCAGTCCCCACAGGCGTATCAACCAAAAACTCTTCAAAAGCAGCAGGTACAAATTGACCACGCCCAGAAAGCAAACCACCCACAAACTTAATTTCTTGCTGCGGAGGCTGGCCAGCAATATCACTTGGTCGATACATTAAATCATAAAAATCAAAATAATTAAACCCAATGTCTATGTTATTTACAGGAGAATCAACTAGGTCATCAAACATAAAAATAAACATCATGTTAGGGTTATCTTGATTAAAGTATCCAGCTTGCCAACTTAAAAATAAATTATTATAATTTATATCAATTAAGTCACTATAGTAAGGGATAGTATCCAGATTCATATTTGCTTCGTGATCGTCGAAGTCGTCAGCGTCCTGCTTGCCACCGCTGTAGTTAAAATAATCGGTATTGAACTCAGCCAATTCCTCTGCCCGCGCAGCTTCGGCTGAATCTGCCATAAGGTTGTTCTCTTTCCGAAAAAATATTGTCAAAAGCAAGTGCTGTCGGTATTTTTTCAAAAATGTCTCGCCCAACTCGTTTAGCTGACGAACCTTATCTCTCAAAGCAAGCACAGCATCTTGGTCGGTATAATGTCTCTCAGAAAAGATTCTATCTAAATGGGATGAATAACCACCATCTCCTTCCCTAGCAAAAAATTCTCTTAAAAGATCATTATTGGCTGCATTAGGTCCAGTTACATCAACCATCTCTTCGTTACCTTGAGTAGCAGACCAAGGAATACCATTTTGCCAAATAAAGTTTTGATTATTATTAACTCTATCTAAAATAGATTGCGCTGGCTTTGTTAAAGAATCAAGAAGCTTATTACCGATGGGCTCTACTGTCATAGTTCCTAAAAATATACCACTATTATTGAGAAATGTAAGTTTTCCTACTAAGTGTCCCACACTATCAAAGTCAAACTGAAAGTTAGACAAACTGATTATTGCCGAAGACCAAAACCCACCCATACCGTTTCCAACCACAACATTATTTTCTACACCATGCTGTATTGTAGGAGGATAGTTATCAGCATCAAAAGCTCCATCTCTAATGTTCCATCCATAGATTATAAGAAATGCTGAGTTCATTAGCATTAACTTACTATACTCAAATCTTTCATTAATAAGTTCTGGATTAGGCAGAGTGATGGTTAAATCATATTTAACATTTTGTGCCGCGGCTGAGCCTCTTGATACTGCTAAATCATTAATGCCAGGTAATCCCTTAAAACTAGAATAAGCTTCATAGTTATTTGAAGAATTTTTAGTTATAGAATCTGGTTGTATTTGACTTTGATTATCTCCAGCAATTTTAGCAACCTTAGAGTTTGGAGTTATACCCTCAGGCAAAGGAGGTTTTATGTCACTTCTTACTCCTTGAAACCTAACATTATATAATCTATTTTTTATAGCTGTATATTTAGTTCCATCTTCACTATAAATTAAATCATTTTCGGGAAACACGGCATACAGCTCACAAAAAGGTGTTAATCCGGAAATGTCTTCAGAAGACGATCTTATTTTTTGATTCCACCCCGTTACCACTTTCTGATATCCTGGATCTTCTAACACATTGTTAACTGCTCCCGCATTTCGTTCCGCTTGTTCTGCCTCAAATGTCGCAGCTGCTTCATCTGCTGCCATAAAAAAAGCATCAAAGCCAGGACTAGTTGATAAGCCATTAGCATCGGGATCGTCTTGTAAGTTTTCTTCGGTCTGAAATACTAGAGCTGTCGGATCTATATCATCATCAGAATCGGAAGATAAATTTGCTGGGGTTACACCAGTATCTTGCTCAGCATTTCTAAATTGAACATTAAACTGATTAAAGTTACGGGTAGCTTGAGCGTTTTTATTTATATCTTCCCAAAAATCATCGGGTAGGGCCTCTATACTTTCTCTATATTCTTCGGAATAAAAATCTGCGTCACCAAGATTAAATCCAAATGTCCCAGTATCTACATAATCATCACCTTGTATAATCTGAGTTACTCCTTGGAGCATTCGCAGACCATATTGGGACATATTTTCATCGGCGGCCCGAGTATTATGTCTCATCCAAATAGTTTTCTGCTCATCAAAGGTAGCCGCATCACGAATAGATTGCCGCCAAGTCACCCCTCTTTGATTACCATAGTAATTGAACTCTGTCATTATTTAGATATCTTTCTCTGAATAGCATCTACAAATACGCTGATACTTGAAGGTATGCGTAAAATAGTGCCCGCAGCTATTTGTTGCCCAAAAGGAAATGTAAGATCGTTTAACAAACAAATAGCCCACCAATATCTACCATCACCTAAATACTGGTCAGCCAATACATCAATACGTTGAGCATCATTAAGCTCAATAAACATATCGTCTGGCCGTTTTAACTCTTGTGAAGAAATAGGCGGAAAACTTTCCAATCTTCTCTTACGAGTTCGGGTATCTAATACAGTAGAAAAATTTTGATATCGTGACACAGGCAT